GGTAGACTTAGTACACTTATTAGTATAGAATCTAAGTTTAATAGTGAAGATAATGTTCTTAGTTATTTAAATGCTGAGGGAGAAACACAGTATTCTGTTAATATCCCTTCATTGTTAAGTAATACTATTAACACTTTAAATACAGTTAAGTCTCAAAAGGAACTTGTGCAAACATGTCCTTGGTTAGGCTTTATTGATGAAGATGACAACGTAGTTCTTAATGCATATCAAACTAACTCTGAGCTTTTAAAGGCTGGAGGTATTCTGTTTGACAAAGCGGGTAGACGTAAAAGAAATACAAACCTTAAGTACCATGTTATTTCTGGTACAGGTATCAGTGATGTAGACGGTGCTAATACAGCTAAGCTTCAATTCCCTGAGAGAGTAGCTAATGAGATTCATTACCTATTACAGAACATAGTGTTCTCTAATATTAACTCTGATAAGAGCACTGAATATGGTATTAGCATTCCTGGTAAGTTAATAGTGAATTCTAAAGATGTGCGTGATATGCAGGAGTTTAATGACACTGCAATCATTGACAAGTATATGGCTCAATTGGCTGATGAAATGTCTGCAGCTGTAATACAATCTCAAGATCCTATAAACATTCAGTACTATCAAGATGAGAATACCGGGGTGTACAATCTTGGGCACTTTAGAGATATCTTAGGTAAAGACTTGATTAACAAGTTTAAATCAGATGTTCTTTCTGAAGAACCTAAATATGAAAACTTTGAAGAGTTTGTTGAAGCTAATGATGCTAAGATAAAAACTAAGATTAAGAACTATCTAAATGATAAGATAGCAGAAACTGCAGAGTTTTTAAAGAGTCAAGACTTGTTTGTAAAGCCTGCAGCTTTCTCTAGTGAATTATATATTACAGATGCTATTGATAATGATACACTTAATACTATTTTAGGATTGGGTGAGACTCAAAACATTAGATATAGAACATTAGGAAAAGATTCTGAGAATCTAGAGCGTAGTGGTTACACAGAAGATGACATTAACAATCTTGCTGGTATCCTTGCTATCAATAAAGAGATCTTGCTAACTGAGCAACATAAAGTTATATATGGTCACCCGGCTATGTACAAAGACTTACCTAAGCGTGCTAACGGTGCCACTTCTAACAAGGAGGCATTAGTAGAAGATACTGATGTAGTAGCATGGATGGATAACAATATGGTACGTAATGATGGTAAGCAGCGTGCTAAAGATGTACATCAGACTATAAAGAACATATCATTTAAAGATATGAACGTAGCTAGTCTTTTCCATAAAGACATTGTAGAAAATACATACGCTCAATTGATTCAGAACAACTTAACTAAAGAAAAAGCTGAGTCTAAGATTGGTGCACGTTTTGATGATCAAGGTCAACTTACAGGATTCATTATGAAGAGTGGTAAGTTTACAGGTAGTGTTAAAGCTTATATGAACTTAGTAGAAGCAGATGCTATGGCAATGGGTTTACCTGATGCTATCAGAGACATCTTATTCATGAGTGGTAAGTTTAACAACCAAGCTGAAGTACAATGGAATTATGAAATGGCTTATGAGAAATTAGTACGCTCTGGTTCTATTAAGAAAGCAAATGGTACTAAGGTGGGTAAGTCAAGTCCTGAATATAAAACTTATACAAAAGCTGAGATTGAATCTTCTAAAGAAATATATGAGAAAGGAGATCCTGGATTTATATTCCAAGTTCTTAAGCCTCAATACTTTGGATATGCTAAGACTGATAATCTAACTCATCCTGTATTTTTAAAGCACTCGTTGCAACCCAAGTTTTACCGTCACATAGAAGGTACACAATTTGAATCATTATATTTAGCTGCTCAAAATGAGCAAGTAGATGTTATTGGTTTTGAATCAGGTCAAAAGGTGGGTAATGTAACTACAGAAGATAATGAATTCTTATCTATCTATTCTGAAGACGGAAGTGCTAATGTACAAGTTGTAAATAATAAATACACTTTACCAGAGTCTTTACCACGTCAAGAGTTGTATAGTAAGTTCTATGGTATTCAAGTGGAGCAGTCTAGTAAACCAAAGCAGTATGTAGTTCGTGGTACTCAGGTTAGTAAGATTGTTATGACTAACTTCTTTAGTAATGGTGCTCCTATCAACGAAGAGATAGGCAAGCTTATAGCTGAATATAATGATATTATTACTAAGATGATTAAGTTGGGTAAACAATCCCTACTTGGAGAATTAGGATTAGAAAAGGTTGATAATCAATACGTTGTAAAAGATCTTTCTAAATTAGTACGTACACTAAAGGCTGAGGCTGAGAAAAGAAACTTACCAGAGAACATAGTTAATGCTATTAACTATATCATTAACCAAGATGATACACAAGAATTGCAGTATCCATTTGATACTCTTATCAATAAAGACAAGATAGATAACATCTTAAACTCTATTGTTGACTCTCGTGTTATATCTGAGAAGATGAGCGGTAAAGCTTCAGTACAAGTAGCAAGCACACTTTATGAGAGGAACCCAAGAGACTACGCATATCTAAAAGATGGTAAGTATGTTAAATTAACTAAGGAAGCTATACTTACGTTAAGTAAAGATGAAAAAGCTAGTGTTCGTATGCAGTCTTCAGATCTTAAATTCTACCGTAATGAAAACGGAAAGATTGCAGGTATGGAAGTGTATATTAGCTGGCCATTTAAAGAAGTTACTCCTGAGGAATTAGGAATGGTTTTAGAAAATGGTGTTTATAAAGTTAATGGTAATATAGATTCTCAGTTATTAAAAGGTATTGGATTCCGTATTCCTACACAGGCTCCTAACTCAATTGAAGCTATTGTAATAAAAGGATTTACTCCTTCTACAAATGGAGACATGATTGTGGTTCCATCTGAGATTGTAGGTAAAGCCGGATCTGACTTTGATATAGATAAATTAAACATCTACTTACCTAATTCTTCTGTAGTAGTAGCTGACTATAGTAGTAAGAAGTTTAAAGACTTCATGATTGCTGATATGGTAGCTCGTGGTAAAGATGAGAGGTATGCTAATGACTTATTAAATTCTTTAAGTAGTACTCAAATTAAAGAGATTAATAGATCTACTTACACAGATGAGGGTAGATTATCTAAAGGAGCTCTGACTTCTTTGAGTGATATAGCTAAAGACAAGAAAACTCAAGAAGACTTTGCGTTCTTTAAACAAGGATTAAGTCGTTATAATGCTCAGTATAGAGGAAAGAAATCTTTAATATATACTCCTGCTAATGATGTAGACAAAGAAGGTTTACAGAATAAGCTTATCAATGTTATGTCTGAGCTTATCCTACGTCCTGAAAACTACTCACAACTAGTTGTTCCTAACACTACAGAGAACTTAGAAGTGTTGGCTGAAACTATTAAGAAAGCTAAGGTGGCTGCAGGTACTAAATTAGAAGAAGACGAGAAGTCTCCTACTTATTTAAGAACCTTTGTAGGATCTGCTACTACTAGAGAGAGATACTTAACTGCTAAGAGAATGGTAGGTATTGCAGCATTACATTCCACTTTACATGCTATAGCTCAGGTGAGCGGATTGAAACTTAATTCAGTGTTTAAGACTAGCGGTATTAAATACTTAGCTGGCAAAGATGAGACTCAAAGAAGTATTAATATTAAACTGAGTCATCATCCTAAAACAGAGGATAACTTATACAACATAGGTCACATTACAGATGTAAATGGAGACACTATATCTGATTTAATGTCAGAAGCTCTATCTGGATTTGTGGACGGGGCTAAGAATCCGTTTGTATTTGACTTAAACTTCTCTTTAAACACTGCAGGTACATGGTTTTATTTACAACATCATGGTGTACCTGTAAATGAGCTTGCATATTTCTTTAACCAACCTATATTAGATAGTTATTTTACAGAGCTAGGTAAGAACAAATCTAACTTTAAGAAGATTAACGGTGAAGAGTTAATTAGACAAGACTTATTTTACAAAGTGATAGCTCCGTATTATGATAGATTAACTGGTGGTAATTTAAAAGCTAAATTAGCTTCTGTAGAAGATTCCCCAGCTGGTGTACAATCAGCTATGAAAGCTAGCATTCTTAAGCAGCTTAATGAGGTGGATCAAAGCAAAGGGTCTTATAGCTTATCTGAACTTAAGCAAGGTGTTTCTAATGGTGATAGAGCAGATGCAGCATTACAAATCTCTGTACTAATGAACTACTTACAATATGAATCTCAATCTAGATTCTTAAGTAACTTTATGCAGGCTACTAGCTACGATACCAATAAGACTCGTACCACTCAAGAAAATATGTTACAGATAGCTAGATGGGAAAGATCGGCTTCTGAAGAGTTTGTTAATAATCCAGAATCAGTATTAGATAATACATTCCTAGGTGAGATGAAAGCTCAAAAGGAAGATATATTTAATATGTTTAAGAACTTCTTTATCACTTTAAGCCCTGAATTACAAGAGGTGTTCCAACCATTGTATAGTAAGATTGATGACCCAGAGTATTTTTTTACAAAGGATGATGTTACTAATCTAATTAATAGGTATCAGAATCATGTTATTGGTTATGTATTACATACTACACCTTTCGTAGATAATGATGGTAAGACTAAGGTGATGAACAGCTTGTATAAGGACTTCTTTACAAGTGGTGGTACCATGGCTAAAAAGCTTTATGACTATAAAAACTCTATAGACCCTAATATTTCAGATAACTTAGTTATTAAGGAACTACTTCCGTTAATGACTGACGATGCTACCAAGACTGATAACATCATGTTGTTTAGAAATAGAATGGATACATTCCAAATTAACAATGTAATTGAAGCTTTAAATAACTTAAAGGAGTATGCTCAGGAAACTGCAGATAATGATTTGCTTACTTTTACAGATAATTTAGCCAAATTTAGTATCTTGCAATCAGGTTTACAATCTAGTTTTGTTGATTTTAAAAAGATATTAAGTACTGAAATTTACTCTGAGCTAGTTAAGACTATTCTAGATAAATTCAAAGCTGATCCTAAAATTGACACAGAGCAAGTTTGGAGAACTTTCCATCAGAACAACTGGACTAATAGAAGTATTGTTCCAAAAGCTCCTTACTGGTTAAAGGTGAGAGGCGGAAGTCTTAGTATTAATCCTGAAAGTTCTGCAATTGTGCATGACTTCTATGTAAAATATATTAAGAATCCTAAGGTGAGTAAGGAAGAGTATAGAGAGATGAAGAAGAATAAAACAGTGTTTAAGGCTTTTGAACCAGTTCTTTTCCAAAAGTCTGATTTAAAAGATAAGAAAGGAAACACTTTATACTTACCTATAAGTAAATTAGGTAATGGAAATAAGATGCTAGAATTGTATACTGATCCTAATCAAGAGTCAATTTTAGAGAACAACAGCAGTAAAGAAGCTGATGTTAGTACTAAATTGATGATGGGTGGCTATGTAAGTGCTAGAGAATTATTCCCTGATATGTTTAAAGAAAAAAATACTCCTACTAAAAAGGATAAAGATTTAACAGATCAGATAGATAATAATGAGGACCTAGATGAAAAAGATCCATTTACTTGCTAAAATATTTAAACAATGGTTTGTAACGTAAGACAGAACACAATTGATAATCTTAAAAAGAAAGGACTTGTTGATGATAACATGAAAATCATCAGCATGGAATTTGGATTATATAATGATAAGTATTCTAAAATAGCTAAGGATAAGTACGGTGTTACAAATACTGATAAGTTATTTACAGTGGATATTAAACAGATACCTATACTATATCCTACAGGTAATAGAGAGAACTTTAGGCAAGGAAATGCCTATGCTATAATAAATGATGAGTTTTTTGATGAACTTCAAGAGTTACATAATGAGTATCATAAAGATTCAGATGCATCAGCATACTATCAGCTACTTAATGATGAGATGACTCCTGTTATAGAACGAGAGGATGTAGAAGAAATGGAGGAGCCAATGCCTGTGAATGAACCACAGGTGGCTGCTAAACCTAAAGAGTCTGATAATAAAGCAGTTATACGTTTCTTAGAAAAAATAGGTGTATCTATTCAGTCTGTAAATGAGATACGTGATTCAGAGGGAAATATAATTAATGCTGCAGCTAAAGCTAGCATGCTTAATAAGATTATTGAGGTGGTAGAAAACAAAGCTTCTTTAGATGTATTACCTGAAGAGGCAGCTCACTTCTTTGTAGAAATGCTAGGACCTGGACATCCTTTATATAAAGAGATGTACAATAAGATAACTGGGTATAAGGTGTATACCACTACAGTTAATCAGTATAAGAATAAAAAAGCTTTTCGTAATGAAGATGGATCTATTAATTTTGATAAGATAAAAAAAGAAGCTATTGGTAGAGTGATAGCTGAACATATAGTTAAGAATCAAGCTTTAGAAGAAACTGATGAGAAATTAGGATCTCTAATTAATTGGTTTAATAGATTATGGGAGTATGTCACTTCTATATTTAATCAAGCTGATGAGAATCCTTTTGAGGATGCAGCTCAGCAGATCATTGATGGTGAAACTGCTCAATTAACTGATGAAGGTTTAATTGATGAAGAGTATTATCACTTAGTAGATCCTGTACAAGGATTAAGATTAGATCAAGATAACATTGATCTTGATAACAGTATTGATAACAGAACTGGCCAGAAGAGACACATTTATAGGTATAAAGGTGTAGAAGGTAAAGGATCTGTTACATCTTTTTATGTAGATAAGTGGCTTAAGAAGATATTTAGATCTGACCAAAGAAGTGATAAACAAAAGCTTATTGACTTAGCTAAAGCTGAATATGGAGATATTATCCATGAGCAGATTAAAGATATAATTGATAGCTGGTTAAACGAGGATGGTACTAAAAGACCTAGTCAAAAACCTATAGATATTAAGATTAAGAATCAAGCTGTCTATAAAGGATTGAATGAGTATATACAAGAAGTTTTAAATCAGTATGATAATAGCACTGTGTTTATGACTGAGGTTAAAATCTTTGATCAGAAAACTAAAATTGCTGGTAGTATTGACTTGCTAGCAATACAAGCAGATGGATTAGTAGATATCTATGACTGGAAGTCCCAAGAGATTGGAAAAGAACAGACTGATATCAAGACATATAAAGAGCAGATGTATAGGATTCAGTTAGAAAACTATCGTAAAATCTTACAATTACAATACGGGTTTAGTAAGTTTGGTAAGATTCGTGCCATCCCTATTAGAACAGCCTTCTCTTTTAGAGATGGAAGAATTGAAACTATTAAAGGCATAGAAGTAGGTAATACCGATCCTACTAAAATTCCTGATGAGAAAAGTTATTTATTACCTGTAGTTCTTAGAACAGAAAGTACAGGGGATGATCAATTGGATTCTCTTATAGAACAGCTTAATGGTATTTATGATAAGATTCAAAATACTAGATATACTAAAGAAGAGCTATATAAAAAGAGAGAGGAGCTTAGTCAGCTTAGAATAGCTATTCGTGACTTACAATTAAAGGGTAAGGTTAATAGACTTGTTGACTTAGGATTATTAGAGTATAAGAAGTACAGTGAAATGTTAGAAAACAAAACACTGACTGGTAAAGACACTCAAGAAGCTATTAAGATTCTTGAGGTGTTTGGTAAAAGTAATGTACTATTATATGATTTACGTGATCAATACTACACTGTAGTTAAAGAGAAAGGAAATGCTAAAGAGATGGCAGCCTTTAAAGAAGTGAATGAAAAGTTTTTACAAATGACTTCTAAGGTTACTAAGTTAGTTGATACAATTAAAAACTATCGTGATGAGCAAACTAGTAAACTAGCTGAAAGCAATGGTATATTTAACTATCTTAATTCTGAGACTGCAGTGGGAACATTAAGAGGATGGTTAACTTCTTTATCTAACATCCCTCAAAAGGCTTTTAGAATCTTCTCTAAGATATTAAGAATTGCTCAGAATAGAAGAGATGCTAAGTTTGATAAGACAGCTGGTGAATTGCTAGCTCTTAAAAAGAAGTTTAAACAATGGGCAGCTGGAAAAGGTATTAGTACTGATAAAGCTATGGAGATGATTCTTCAGATTAATGACAAGGGTAACTGGAATGGTAACTTTGTAAGTACTTATAAATCAGAGTTTTATAAATCTAGAGACAAAGCTATTGAAGATGGTAACTTTGAGTGGTTTGTAGATAACGTAGAATTTGATGATGTTAAGTTTGCTGCGTCAGAAAAAAGACAGATTGAGTTTTTTAAATCTATACAGTATGCTTTAGATGAACAAGAAAATGCAGCACTGGTTGCTAAAAAGATTGCTGAATGGAAGAGTAACTTCCAAGTGATAAGAGAAGATGGTAAAATTAACACTAAGGCTTTAATTAATAAAGATAACAACTTTCTTAAACCTAAGTCTCAATGGTACACTGAAAAGTGGGCAGAGTTAAATAGAAAAGATGCTGCAGGTAATTACGTTAACGGTCCGTTAAAAGAGATGTATGATTACTTCCAGTCTTTAAATAACTATGCTGAAGAACTAGGAATGATTGATAGAAATGTAACTAAGTTTATACCTTCTACATATGCTGGTAAATTAGATCAGTTAGTATTTGGAGATGTAAAAGGATTGTTTAGTACTAAAGGATTCTTTGAAAGCTTAGAAGTGGATTCAGGTACAGCATACACTCCAGAAGTTGATCCAACCGATGGTAGTATTATTAATCGTATTCCTGTATACTTTACTAAAGACATGGGAGTAACAGATGAAAAGACTGGTGTGACAGATTATTCTAAAAAGTCAAGAGACTTGTTTAAAGTGTATGGTGTATGGTCAGCTCATATGTATAACTATGAAGCTATGCATTCTATTGAAGATCAATCACTTATGTTATTGGAAGCTGAGAGAAGTAAAAAGAGTTTAGTAACTGATGCGTTTAATAATATAGTATTAGAAAATGGCAAGGTTAAATCTGTTAAAAATAATGATAGAAATGCTAACTTATTAGAAGGTTTTATTAATTATTACATTTATGATAGTCTTCAAGGTAAAGGAAGTGACACTAAGATTAAGGTGAATATTCCATTACTTAATATTAACAAAGAATACTCATTATTAAAGACAGTACAGTCAGCTATATCTTTCTTTAGTTTAAAGACATTAGCATTAAACCCTATTTCAGCGTCAGCTCAGTTTGTAGGTGGTACAGGTAATGCTTTGTTCGTTGCTCAGAAAGGTATATTCTTTACTAATAAAACTTGGGCTAGAGCTATACATGCTGTAGGAGGGAGTAAGAAAGCTCGTGCAGCTTTAGTATACCTCAATATTTTACAAGAAGGTAATAAAAGTCTATTGATAGACGATCTATCTTTATCAGCTACTAATGCTGTATTAAAGAAAGATAACTTCTATGCTATGCAAAGAGCAGCAGATAAAGGAGTTCAATACCCTGTAGCAATTGCTATAATGATGGATCATATGGTGGTAGATGGTCAGATTGTTAGTATACAAAAGTTTGTAAAAGATAAGTATAACTATAATGAAAACTTTTACTCTTTATCTTCTTCAGAGAGAAAAGCTCTGATGGCTAAGATAGATAAAGAAGTGGGTGAGTTACAGGATAAAGAAAGTATACTAGTTAAAGGTGAGTTAGATAAAGATGGTCAGTTTTCTATTCCGGGGATTGATAAAGAGTCTGATACTTTTTCTGACTTTAGAAGTAAGATAAAAGGAGTTAGTAAAAAGATACTAGGTAACTCAACTAGAGATGATATCAATAGTATTAGAAGCACAGTGTACGGTTCTGCTTTAATGCAGTTTAGAAACTGGATACCAGAGATGGTTGAGGAGCGTTTAGGAGGTCTTCAGTATGATGATGAATTACAAACTTGGACCTACGGTAAGTTTAACGTATTCTTTAGTAAGATCTTTTTTAAGAACATCCCTACATTACTTAAAGGTATTATCACTGGTTTTGGTGATGATGTTGTAAAGATGGGTAGAGAAAAGTTTGAAAACTTAAAACGTGATGCTCTTGAAAAAGGACAGGAATTTAATATATCTGAGGCTGAGTTCATAGACATGTACAGAGGTAATCTAAGATCTATGATGCTAGAAGTTATGGTTCTTACATCTTTTGCAGTTGCTGTTATGTCAGTTGTTTCAGGAGATGATGAAGATAGAAAGAATAAGGGCATGAAGTTATACTTAGCTAGAGCCCTTAGAAAATATTATAATGAGTTTGCATTTTACTACTTACCTACTGAATTTACTAAGTTAATTAAATCTCCTGTTCCGGCAGTTGGTTTAGCTGAAGATATGTATAGATTTATGGGAGCTTTAAGTAAGGAGACTTATGGTCAAGTTACAGGAAATGAAGAGTTAATTAAGTCTGCAAAACCTTTAAAATACTTTAATAGAATGGTACCTGTAGCTAAAGAAGCAATGTTACTTATGGCTACATATGATGATGACTTTAGAAAAGACTGGGATATTAAACTACAAGCAGGATACTAATAAAAAGGGGAAATTTTACTTTCCCCTTTTCTTTTTAAAACACGATTGTTATTTTCATAAAGATCACTCCAATTGATATGGAGTGGTAAGCACTAATTACTAACTTCTTATCATCTGTAATCTCATCACAGAAGTTTTGTTTATCATAACTAATGCCTAACAGACTTCCGTCTTCTTTAAAAAACTCTAAGCTGAACCCTTTTTTCATATGTCTATTTATTTATTTTCTACAGTGAAAGGGTGCTTCCCTATATAACAATCTTCAGCCCAACCCATGTGTTTTTTAAAGCCATTGATGAAGCTATGTATATTATTAGCTCCAACCGGGTTATGGCTATGTACAGAACAGGCTTTAATTACTAGCTTGGGATTAGCTTGTACAAGATCTACTAACCATTTAGCACAGTCTAAGCCTGTTTTTTCAGCATATTTATCATAGTTGGGATGCTGATATCCCTGAGAAGCTAGCTGGCTAAAATAGTCATCTATATGCTCCTCAGCTAGATCGTGGTCAAAGCTGATCAAATCAGGTATACCATTAACTAAAATCCAACTAGTAAACTCTTCGTAGTTTCTCACTACATTCCAAGGCTCATAGCCTGGAATAGTATCTGTAGGTGTTCTTACGTCATCAAGATAAAGAGCTGTTTTCATATTTTCTAATATTTTAATGTTACCTCTTGTATGAGGTTTAGTGTATGGACAGTGGCGGCACCCACTACCACAGCAGCTTCCTCTGTTTATGTGAAAAGCAGCTGTGAAGATTACTCTGTCGTTTTCTAAGTAGTAGTCTTTATACTTTTCTAGCTGATGACTCATGCTAAATCTTTATTGTTTCTAGTATATACTTACTATTTTCTGTAGTAAATATTACGGTGCCACCTTTCACTCTTGTAAAAGATTGCACTCTTGTTGTTTGCCAATAGTCAGCCATGCCTCTATATATAACTAACCCTCTACCTTTAGCGGGGCGTTTATACTTAGAATTACCAGTAAGCTTATAGTTAATCCAAACTATCTGTATACCTTCTTTAACAAGACCGTCATTTAACCTTGTTAGTCTATACTTATTACGTGTTGACATATCTACAAGTATTTAAGAATAGTCTCTTCATAGAGGAATGCAGGTCTTTCTCCAACCATTCTTTCTACCTCCACTCCGTCTTTTACAAAAATAACTGTAGGTATTGCTCCAACCTCATATGTCCCACCATGTTGGTCAGTGTTTAAATTCTGCCAAGATAGTCTTGTATTATACCTACTTTCTAGGTTTGAAAGTGCTGGTGCTACTTTCTGACAAGTGGGACACCATTCTTCTATAAATGTTTTTACTTCTAAAGTGCTCATAAGTTTTTTACTATTTTAAAGATGTAATACCATAAAGTAAATGATATTGTAATTATTGACACCCATACTATTAAGAATGTCCAATTATACTTTTTGATTTTGTTAAACCACTGCTTCATTTTATTCAGTTTTACTGTTCATAAATTCTTCAAACTTTTTAGCTGCTTTAGGATTGGTTTCTTTAAGCTGCTCCAAAGTTATTTCATATCTACCATTTTGCACTTCATTTTGAAAATTAATTAGAGATAAACTATCTAATTGAATAGTCACACTGTCTAATTGATGTTGCAACACTGGTATTTGTTTTACTTGATTCTTAAGATCAAATAGGGTATAGAACAATAAGCTAATTGTTCCTATACTTAAAATTGCTGTTATATACTTTTTCATTTTATAGGTTTAATTGTTAAATACTTTTCGGTACGGTCTATTAATTCTTTGTCACCGTCCTTTATTACACCTATTCTGCAAGCCACTTCTTTGTTTAGTATTGGAGAAAGCATTCTACGTTTAGATTCACACTTATGTTGAACCGTTGATGCTCTCACTCCAAGTCTACTAGATGCTTTAGCATAGGTTTTAAAAACTGCTATTAACTCTTTTTTCTCTGGATCGTACACTCTAATACATGTATCCTCATATAAAACGTCTGCTTTGTACATATTGCAAATTTATTAATTATTTAGTATCATCTATTTTTAAACCATAGCATAAGTCAAACATTGCTACTTCTCTTTCTACTAGCCTTTTAGTCCATGCTTTTTTGTTTTTCTTTAGATAGTTGAAGCACCATTCTTTCCACTCATCTCTTTGAGCTTCAGTCATAGTCCATTCAGTGTACCAAGCATCTTTTCTATCAAGGATGTCATTATAGCTGACCTCTGGATGGCCAGCTATAATAAACATTTGGTTAATAAGATCTTCTGCAACGTTAGCTTTCTGTTTCATAGTATAATTCTCTCACTTTAGCTCCTAACTCTTGATCATTAGGAGTGTTGTAAACAATATTATATGGTACTAAAAAGTGTCTTCTATCTGTACCTCTCATCCAACAGGCATGACATAATTGTCCTGCACCTTCTATATATCCTACTCTCATATCTATATGGGTAGAACTATCGTATGCTGTTTCAGCATCACATAAAATACATTTGTCTTTCATATGCTAAATTTTAAATTTGTTTCCATAGGATGTTAATCCTAAATCAAAGCGGCCATCTCTTACACAAGCTGCATTAGAAAATGCTGTTTCTGTTTTAGCATATCTAGATATACCTTGGTTGTCTACTCCATCCATATCATGGATGTGACCAAAGCATACTAGTTTTAACTTACTTTTAAGAGCTTGACATCTTTTATAAAGAGCTAAGTCTCCACACATTTCTAGTTTTCCGTTTCTATCAAATGATAAATCACGTATACCTTTAGGTGGACCATGTACTATAAGTACATCAGTGTCATCTGGAATCTTTGCCCACACTTCATGAGTCTTATCTCTACCTTTCATAAATGCCCAATCTCCAAAGGTAGGCGTAATAGGAGATCCGTAGAACTTAAGATCGTTTATTACAACCTCACTATTTTGTAAGTATGTAATACCACGATCAGTAAATTCACTAGGAGCCCATTTATTTCTTTCTATAGAAGTATCATGATTACCAGCTACAAATATTTTATGTTTAACTGGAACCATTTCATACCAATTAAGAAATTTATGTACTTCGTGTATATTCCTAAAAACATCTGCATAATTAGAGCAGTCACCACTATGTACAACTATGTCTATATCTTTCCAAGTAGCTTCAGGAAAGTCATCATGAAATCCATGAGTATCACTTATGTGTAGAATTTTCATATAGCTTACTATTATTTTTATATACTGATTTATCCTGCTGCAAAGTTACTTTAACATAAGGAATTTTAAATCTTTTTCTTTTCTTTACAGACTTATCAGTCGTTAATTTGGAATTCTGGATCATTTTCTATTAAAAATTTCATAAGTTCAGCGTCTTCATCATCCATAGGATAATCATATTGACACTCTCTATTAATAATAAGGTCTTTTAAAGTGGTCTTATTTTCCAAAATCATGATAGCATGTTTCTGACATGGGATAAACCCATGATTATCAATAACTTGCTCCTGCTCTGGTGTAATATCAATAGTCTCTCTATTACAGAATTCTTCTATGCAGCATTTAGGATAACCAAAGTATTTACCGTTATCTTTCCAAAGATTAATATCTTCTTGAGTAACTTCATATACATCGTCATCACCCTCTCCATAGGTTATACAGTGTTCACACATTACAATAAGTTTTCTTTTAATAATATCATCTTTACTGTCCCAGTAAGAGCTTTAAGATCAGACACGTTAGCTATCTTATAATCAAACTTCCAACCATCTAATCCTATTTCTGAAGGATGATCGTTGATAGGTTTAACGCCTGGTCTATCTACACGGATTACTAAACCTCCTGCATCTTTAATAGCTTGTGCTTCATTAGGAAATCTAGTATCTGTAATAATCCAATTAGGATGTTCGGGTTGTTCATCATCATTATAGTCTATAGCTTTATAATCAGCCATAAGAGCATTGACCCATGTGTTTTCATGTAAACCATATCTTAGACTATCAGTACCTAATCTTTGTAAGAATTCTCTTACAGTCATAGGTCGTTTATGTGATGTACCTAATCCTCTTATTTCTGGAGGGTTACAATCCCATTCAGGTCCTAGATTAGTTTTTTTAAACTTTTGGTCTTCAAACTTTGATTTATCTATACCAGTTAACATACTAGCAATAGATTTAAGTTTACCAGCCCATTTCTTTATTTCCCAGGTGGACATGTCTTCTAACCACCACTGATGAGTAAGAGGAAAGTCTAATACATCTTCTAAAGATGTGTTTTGTGGTTTAGCTTTTAAATATTGGATAATAGTACCGACAGTGTCTTTCCCACTGCCGGCATATCCGTTGATTCCTATAATCATATATTTTCTATTGGTGTTACGCCTTCTTTAAGGCAATTTACAATTCTATCATGTCCAGCTTTAGCTTGATCCCATGTACAGTATCTCCACATCTCTTCATCATACTCTCCACCAAAGATCATGGTTTCAAATAATACTGGTTGACCATCTGGGTTCCAGTTATGATCTAGATGTAAAAACACTGTAGATATTCTTTGATCATTTACTACATCATCTCCTATGTGTTTAATAGCACTACGTAAATCACCGTTTAAAGGATACTCACCTTCTGGAAATAGTTCTACACTGTGATCTTCATTTAATTTATACCACTTCATTGTTATTAATTTTAGTTTCAGGAAATGGCAGAGAGTCTTTCATCCACTCTGCTGCCTCTTGTTTATTTTTTACCAAAGTCTTAGTAGACTCTACTCTATCTTTGTGCATTCTTTCTCTCTTTTTCTGATTTAAAGGTGCATCTTGACTAGTCATATGATAACCGTTACAGTGGCAGCAGTAGTAAAATCTACATTGTTTTACTTTACCTGCTCCTCTATTTATTCTTTTACCTGTTGTATCATAGTATCTTTTACTTGACTTGAGACTAGTCATAGCTTCCTTAGCTTCTCCAGGTGTTGGAAACCTAGACTTGCCAGTCACTTTACATTTCTCCCTTGCCATAGTTTTTGTTAATATGATTATCTACTAGCTCTATTATCTCTTCTAAGTCATCACTACCAAGGTCAAAGAGTTGCTCTGTCAGTAACATTACATAAACTAGATGATCACTATCTAGTTCTTTCTTTACTTCCATTGCACCCTTTGAATTTGGTAATAGATCACATATATGATTAATAGCAAGCTTTACTTTTTGTACAGCATTACCTAAAGCGTATTTCTGTTTTTGACTAGTTAGAGCTTTTGCACAGTCTAGTCTCACTTCAATACACTTTAGATGTTGTAACACTGATTTAAATACTGAACCTACGCTGTCTTCCATATAAGATTTTATAAAAAGATTACACCACTATCATCACTTTCTACCAAAGCTTTTTCAGCTTCTTCTACAAATAGTAATTCTGGTTGTATAAATTTCTTAGTAATTTTATATTGATCTACAAAGAAACTATGTAACTTTTGATGGTCGTTTAAATAACTCATTGGATGTGAGTCTTTTAAAGCTAGTGTAATATGATTGTATAATGTCCATGCTGAATCAGCCGGGGCGTTATAAGTATGTGTAGGAGTTTCTATCTCACGCTTAACAATACCAACTTGGCTAAGAGTTAGTACATCTTGTTCAATCAATAACTGACCTACTATAGCTGCTTGCTGACTTTTAGTTAATGTAATAACTTTTAACATCTCTTTATCTTTAACTAGTTGATCGTAGTATGTTCTAGCATTAGAAATTTGGTGTTTAATAGTATCTGTAGCTTCCTGCAAAGCATTACCTGTATGTTTTCTTGAGTAGTTGGATAAGTCTCCAGATACCATTCCATTCATACATATGAATACTTGTGCACCTACAGCACATTTAAATTTCATCATCTTATTATAGCTGTTTGACCATGCAAACATTAGACCCATATCTGAGTCACTGCCATAATTTAAGTGATATATACCTTGTGCCACTTGACCATCTAAATTAGTCTTGTAAACTTCTTTTTGTATATGAAAACCTGCAGCTTGCAGTTCTCTTCTTGTTTCGTCTATAACATATCCGTGAGGGATAGTTGTGTAAGTCTTACCATGGGTAGGTAAATTAGCGGATCTAATACGTTGCTCAGTTGTAAACTCTGTTTTTGCTGGCATAATTGTAATTTTAAAATAATGATAATTGTGTGAAAGAGCTTAGTTTAATCTTGTTAATCTGCTCTATTTGCTTGTATATGTTTTCTAAATAATATTCTGTATCTATATCATATGCTTCGTAAGCTATGTTTGGATCTATTTCATTAGCTATCTTCTGCATCCATTCCCCGGCTTCCACCTGCATCTCTCTACCATCAGAATGGCATTTCATAATTTTAGTTCCTGACTTGCTTACATAATATCTAACAATCTTTTGCAATCTATTTGTAACTAGCTCACCATTAACTAAACTTCTTTCTTCATAGTACCACCCAAACTTAGCTTTAATCCCGCCACAGTAATCATATATAGATTTATTCTGGGCAAGAAACTCTTCTGGTAGTGTACCATAAACAAAGTAGGCATAGATAGCTTTAGGAATAATAAGAAAAGATTTATTCTTATGAAGTACAGCCACCTTCTTTTTCTCTAGATCTTCCCACTCATATTTACCTTTTGACTTTACCTTTCCATTCTTATAGACAGCCATATAATTATTTACGTCTGCTATAATCATTTTAGAATACTCGTCATGTTCTAGGTTAAGCTGAGTGATTGTTTCCCATTGAGCACATACATCCATATAAGTGGATATAGATGAGGTAGGAATCATCATTTCTAGACCATCTGTATTTTGCATAAGCGGTATACCTTCTGGAATAGCTAGAGATAGCATCTCATATAGCATAGATAATTGAAGCTGACCATTGATAGTAATCTGCATAGTCATTTTAGGATCGTATAGGAAACTATTCTCATCACCTGTAAGACCGTATGTACTGTTAAGAATAATCTTGTATACATAGTTCTTTGGGTCAGACTTAGGAATCTTTTTACGCTCTTCAAAAAACCATTCATACAGGTCCCCAAATTCTTTCTGAGGTAGGTGTTCTGGATGAAACTTGTTCTTAATGGCTAGATTAGGATAGAAAGAAGTTACGTCAGATGTCATAATGGTCCATCCCGGTTGAGCTTGATATACTCCTGCATCTTTTGCACCATGGATGCCGCCAAGACCGTAGTCAGTTTTTACGCCTTTATAATCAAGAGTGTATTTTAACTTGTCTTTAGTAGATGTAACCACCTTAGTTCTAAAGTAGTCATGAATCTTTTGGAACTCTACTGTCTGGAATTTAATATAGGGAAGAATACATTGTCCAAGATAGATCTCATCACGTTTTGTTCTGAGTCTTTTAATTTCTGTTTTATCCCATCCTAGTTTCTTCTCAAGGAAAAATAAGAACAGTTCTTTAGAAATTCTAGGCTCTGAAGCAGAATAGAGATCTATACCGTATTCATTAGTAAGAGTCTTTCTAAGTTCTATTTGCTCTTTAGAGTGCTCAAATATCTTCTTAGTAGATTGTACATCATTAATACAATAAGTTATTATATCCTGCAGCTGCTGATCATTCTCAACAGGCTTAGTATGATGATGAGGCATCTCTTCTACATTTTGCCAGTCCATAGAATACTGTATCCATTTAAGAGAAGACATCTTAGCTTTATTATCCCAGTGATTCATCTTAAATAAATCTATCTGTCTAATTTTAAGCTGTCTAGGTGCAAACTCTTGGAACTCTCCTCTATCAGACTTGTCAATAATACTTTGAGCTAGCTTATGAATATACATAGCTACTTCTAATCCACTAAGTTTCAACAACTTAGCTTCATTTTTAAGTATGTGTTGTGAGATCTGAGCATCAAATGCTAGACCATTATAAGATATATGCCACTGATTAAGCTGTACACATTTCTTTAAGAAATCAATAAATTTAGGTAAGTCATTTTGGTCTTTAGTGATAATAAATATTTCACTAATGCTGTCATCTTTGTAGTGTTGAAACACACCTACAAAACAGTTGAGAAGGGTTTCATAATCCATAACCCAATGGGTTGGTAAATCTTGTTTCATATATATGGTTCAGTTAAGCTGTCCCCCCTTGTTATTGAAGCTGAAAAAAGGGAAGATTTCTCTTCCCTTATCCAGTTTTTGTTTGGGTTAGTCTATACGGTCACAATGCTACTAGGTGTAGCTGCTTTTTCTTCTACGAAGTATTTCTTATAATCAAAGCTGTCTGCATTAATAGCAAACATATTAATAAAGTTTTCTACTTCAGGAACGTTTTCTACATAGTATTCATAGAAAGTCTCTAGTGTCTTACGCTCTTCAGCATAGTCTTTACCATTAGCTCTTCTGCCGATCTTCATTGTCTGAGGATCTCCAAATTCATTAAGCTTAGCAAGCATATGCAATGATTCTTTTTTCTGTTTTGATATAACTGCTAGCACTTTATTATCTACGTCAAAGATAGCCTCGTTATAAGGGGAGTCTGATGTTACAGGGATTAACTTAAATGTCTTTTTACTTCCCCATACGGATGTAATTAACATCATTGATTTATTCATATTGTTTGTTTTTTACAAAGTTAAGTAGTCTTTTCTAATAATTGTGTATCTTCTATAGGAATTTTTAAAGTTTCTTTTTCTAAATCACACGGGTTACATAATTCCTTGGTAGTCTTTATAGTATCTATGTCTACATCTAATAGCTTAGAGTATACACCGTGATACTTTTCAGGATACAAATAAGTATCCATATACTTATACTCTGAAGAGCTTTCACCATAATATGTTTTAATAGCTCTCTTTAAAACATTTGATAGTTTAGAATATTTTCCTAATAAGAAGTTGAACCAGTCATCTTTATATATCTCAAAATTAAATATATAAAGACTGTATTCTTTTACATCTATTTTACTGTCAAATAAAGGATTAGTAAGTAGCATTTGTTTTTCAAACACTTTAAACCCTTCATCTTTAGTAACTTTATATGCTACTACCAATCTCATATCCTCAGGATCTATCTTCCCCTCAAGAGAAAGATAGGTCCCTGTTGGACTAATGTTACTAGAACGTCTAATACCAAGAGCTGGATATAAAAATGATCGTGATTTTTGAAAATACTTCCCATAAAGGTTTTCTATCATATTGTTTTCTTTATAAAGTTACAGTCCCAGTTGCAAAATCATAAGGTAAGTCATAGCTTTTATTGGTATAATGCCATGCAGCTTTTTCTATCACCTTAAAGAATCTTTCTAACCAATCACTATATGTAGTGCTTGATATTGGGAATGCATAAGTTTGAAATGCTCTATCAATAACTACAAAATGAAATTTAACGTTATACCCTTTCTGTATTAATTCTTTATAGATTACAGTAACCATTGATAAATAAATGGCTGCTTGCATCCAGTAAGAATAAAACTCTACACTCTCAGGGAAGTCTTTTAAATCTTTACTAGTAGTCTTGATATCGTTTACAAATATAATCTTTTTGTCATGATCTATAAGCAAATTATCTATAATTCCTTTAAAACCAAAAGGTTTGTCATCAAATTCTATTTGTACTGGATACTCGTTATGAATTTCTACATTACTAAAATCATTTAAATCACAACCAATTAGCTCACAAATAGATTTGTTAGCTTTGATTAGTTCCACTGCACTCTTACAATAGTCATATGTCTCTTGATCAATTAGAGTTTTAGCTCCTTTAATCTTAAGAAATGCCCAATAGTTAGTAGCTTCTAGTGTAATCACTTTTTCTACACGCTGTTGATCGGTCTTTAGGTTCTGAAAATAATTAATATCTTTCATTACATCTAGTATTGCACCGTCAAACTCTTCTAAGTTAGTACGAGTGTCACCATCTTTAGCTAATTCTACATGATGATTATACACTCTGTCAACTATTATTTTAATATTATCACCTGGAAGTTTGCCGGGGCTGATAACAAACTGGTCATTAAACTTCTCTTCTTCTAAAATAAGAGCATGAATAATCTTACCTTGTACTAAGTGAGCATCAGTACGTTCTTCTTTATTACCTAGAACATACATCTGATAAAATACTGCAGGGTTCCACATAAGCTTGTTTAAGCTACTATAAGAGAAGTAAAACTTCTTACTATAAAAGTCATCTTGTAATTTGATAACTGTTTCTTCCATTAATGATTCTAATTCCATCCTTCTGAGTTTTCTTGTTTTAATAAATCTTGTGCAACACCGCAAATCATCATACCGTCAATTTGATTACCTGGCAGTATACTGTGAGAGTAACTAAAGTCTTTATACTTTTCGTAAAAAGCTGTAGCTATCCCTCTCCAGGTGTAGTCTTCTACACAACGCCATTCTCTAATGTCATTAACCATCTCTGGTGTAAGATCATCTTTTAACTTTTGTTTCTCTTCTTCCCACTGCTTTTGAGCTTCTTCCTGCATTCTTTGAGTTTCTGGATCTTCCATCCATTTTCTAAATGCTGAGTTGTGATCTATCTCTTGATCTATATCTGCCATACTATAAATTTTTAGGTTTCCAAACTCCCATGGCTCTATCACCATGAGCTATTACACAATTTCTACAGAGTACAGTTATCCAACCTGATGTAACACCTAGGTCTTCTTCTGATCCACAGTCTTGACATTTGTCATCACACATACTTTCAGCCATTTTAACCATACCTTCTACTACTTCATCATGTCCATTTGTATAGAAGCGTAAGCCTCCAAACTTTTCTTTCATTTGTACACATGTAACTTGAGTTGGTTTATACTGCCCTTCTTTTGTATGTTTAACATGATGATCTATATACCATTGTATACAATCACATAGTTTATCTATAATTGGTAACCAGCCTTCTGGTACACCATGCCAGTTAACCCTGCCGGGGTTACCCTGATAGTCTTCAAATATCTTTGGATACTTGGCTATTATTTCTTCTGTAGTTATCTGCTTGGCCATAATCCTAATTCTATAAGTTTAGCACTCATCTTTTGCTGAGATCTAGGATCTATAGTCATAGCTTCCTCATATTCAAGGAGAGCTACTAACTCTTTAATTAAGTCATTACAGTTCTTTAATTCAGCAGCTTGATTGTCTAGTTGCTGTTTAGACATATTTTCTTCACTCATTTCTTTTCTAATTTTGTTTTATGATCGTGACATGTTGTACAAAGTACCTGTAAGTTATCTTGTTCACAGAAGAGCCTGTCCACAAATCCGGGAAGGTCCTGCCCACAGTTTAAACTACCTGCTCCTACAATATGGTCCACGTTAATTTGCTTATCAGGAAACCATGTCTTACAACTATTACATAAGTATTCAAACTTCTGTCTCTTATTAGGTCCCTTGTAGGGCCTACGAGCTTTCATTTTACATTCTGTAATAGGTTTCCACCACCTAGACTTCTGTCTAAGGGCACTACGTATGAATGACCAAAAAGCTGATTCAGTCATAGTCCCCGCATTTCTAGTTTTAGGAACTCTACTTGTTTTCTTAACAGGTTTCTTTCTAGTTGCCATTATAATTTTTTATTTATTAATGGAACCAATCTGTCTCTAACAGCTTTAGCTCCATTGTCTTTTATTGAGTCAGACAAGTCTTTACTCATAGGAAGAAGAAGGATTTCCACTGCAGGGTAAGTAGTTTTATACTTTTCCATAGCTTTAATACCTGCATCGTCATTATCAAACATTACTATCACCTTCTTATAATCTTTTATAAATTGCTCCATAGTGTCTCTTTTAATCATAGAGTTCTCACTATCTGGGGCTACTACATTTATATTAGAAAGCTTAAGAGACTTCAGAGACATCATATCTTTAAGACTGGACAGAATAATTAAATAATCATTCTGCTCTAGATGCTGCTCTCCCTGTAAATGGTCTTTAATTTTTAGAAACTTTTTATCTGATGTTTTAGGTTGGTAGATTTTATATAGCTCCCCGCCTTTGGTAAAATACCCATAGATGTAGTTTCCACTAATTACTAATTCTTTACCGTCCTTTATCATAGTGTAATATGATAGGGGTTTTACACAATACTCATCTAGTAATTTAGATCCAATATTAAACTGGGTCCAGAAGTATTGATCTTGAGTAGTCCATGGTCTAAAAATATAACTATGTACTTTATACTTAGACTGCTCTTTAAATTCCTTTACGTCGTATCCTCCATTATTATGGAGAACATAATCATTATATTGCTCTACAATTAGATTGCAGGCTTTATGATATGGTAAGTCATAGATATCTTTTACAAGATCTATAGCTGAGCCCCCCTTACCTGTAGAGAAATCTTTATACTTATACACTTTAACTTTTGCATCAAAGTATATACACATGCTTGGCGTGCGTTCTTTACTATTAAATAAGCTTTTAATTTTTACATCTTCACCAGCTAACTTTTCTTTCAGTTTGCAAAAATGTTCAAATACCCAAGGTGTTGGTACATCTTTTATATCATGTACCAGATTTTTAGTTTTAAACATAGCTAAGAATTTAAAAAAAATTGGGGAGAGTAGAAACTCCCCCCTCAGAATGTATATGAAAGAAAGACTTTACATGTTAAAATCTTCGTTTACAGGCTCAAAACCAGATACTGGCTTAGTCTGTAAAGCTTTGTAATGATATTGATTATTCTTGTCAAACTTCTCTAATTTACTTTCATCTGCGTTTGCAAATTTAAACTTAGGAAGTGATAACTTAACAATTGTTTTACCATTGTACTCTTCTTCTTGAGCTTTAAGGAAGAAATATAAATTCTTTCCTTTTAATAACTTAGCTACTTGAGCAACCCAGTCTTCAATACTAGATGCACTGATAGTATCTAACTCATCTTTTAAACCCAATTCTACAGCAATAATGCTAAGCTTGTTCATAATCTCATTTTTAGACGGACTCGTCTCATTATAAGAATCAATCCACATACTTGCAGACACTCTAGCAGATTGGCCTGTAAATTTAGGGCCATTCTCATTACCTTTTTCTATAGTCCACCCCTCAAAGTTTTCTAATACAGGTCCCTCTAAAACTAATTCCAGAGCTTTTTTACCTGTATTTTTAGATTCTCTTACTGATGCACTAAAGATGTGTGCATAATTTACTCCTGGTTGTAGAGACTTCTGTACTCCACCACCTTGTTTTACTTCTTGTCCTTTTGTACTAAACATACTGTTTGTTTTATAAATGTTAAACGTTCAACTAATTTTCAAAATCTGTGATTGCTTTTTTTACTAAACCTAAATCGTTTGCTATCTCAAAGGTATCAAACATTCCTTTAGGTGACTTACATGTGTTATCACCTGTAGTCTGAGTTTCAAAAACATATCTAATTACATCATCTTTTCCTTTCTTCACTTTACCGTAAAGCACTATAGAGAATAATCCCTCTAAAGTAAGCTTTTCATCAACCATTTTACCAATAGTCTTTGCTTTTAATTTACGTTTACCATCCATATCAGTAGATTCTTCTGCATGAGTTAAGAAGAATACAGTTAAGTCTTCTCTCAAGTCTTTAGGCATTCTAGCTATACGAGCTAAACCTGCACCGATTTGAGTGAACTTCTCATAACCTTTCTCGTCTACTCTTTCAAAGAACTCAAACGAGCTCATGTACTGAAAATCATCTACCACTATGGTTTTGATTTCAGGACGCTTGTCATTTACATACTGTAATGCTGCATAAATATTCTGGGTGCTAGACTTATCATACATATTACCTGTAGGATTATCTTTAGACCATATAGAATACTTTGACTTCCATCCTTTAAAGGGTAACGGTTTGTTAGCCACATTAATGATGAAAGTTTCTTTTGGGTCCAGGGTCTCAATAGCTGTAGACTTACCTGCACCGGACTCTGCAATAATTAATACTCCTTGTGCCATGTGATTGTTATTATTTGTTATTTAGATTTTATAAGCTCGTTTAACCAGTTCTTGCTACTTACAGGCTTACCTGTATGGATAGCATAGTAATCTCTAATAGTCATCTCACTATACGGAGCATCTGATGAATCCATAGAAGCAGGTGCTGGATACATAGGCATGTCTTTTAAAGACGGGTTAGCATTTGTTGTAAAGATGTTCTGTGTACTCTCAACTGCTGCATATTTACTAATAGCAATAGACTGAGGATTAACAGATCTTAGTTGTTCAATAGGGACTAAATAAGAACCTTTCTCATTTAATTCATACTCTTCTTCAAAAGCTGCATTATAAGGGATTCTATACACTGTACGTTTAACGTCTGCAGGGTCTAGCTCTCTAGTAACTAATTCAAAATAGAAACCTTTTTCTTTCTTGAACTCTGATGAAAAGATACCTACTACTAATCTTCCTGATTTATCATGGAAGGGCATTTTCATATTGAAGTCTGTGATACTAATACCAAGATCTTCAATTAATGTTTTATGATGGGATCGTACAGCTTCAAGCTTACTACGCTTCCATTCTTTTTTCTGCTCATCGGCAGACTGTAAAAAATTAAAATCTGACATAATCTGTTTTTTGTTAAGGTTGAAATTGATTTGTTGTAAATTGCTGTCCAGCTGTTTGATTTCTAGCTGAACGTCTTTGATATGTACCTGTTGGATTCTGAGAGTCAAACTCTGCCACTTCTATTAATTTCTGTCTATTGAAATTAGCATCCATGAATAGTAAGTTATTATCATCTGATCCGTTTCTCACTTTAAGTAAGTGCATAAAGATATGATTCTTTTTAGCATCATACTCTTTAGGCCCATATAAAGGAATGTTTGCTTTATAAGGATTATTCAATGCTACTAGCATATCTGATCCTTGCATAAGAGCGTCACCACCAAATACATCTGATGATACAGGATAGTTACCAATTTTACCTGGCTCCTTTCTTGACGGCTCATCAATTGTACGGTTAAGTTGTGTGACCATAAATATGATGACAGGAAGTTCTTTCTTAACTTGCATTAAGGCTTCTACAGTGTTGTACAATGTAGCAATTTTCTCTCTCTCATCTGGTGCTTTTTTAATTAACCAGCTATGGTCAATGGTCACTATTAAGGGTTTGCTACCAAGAGCAACATAAAATTGTTTAATAGCATCTACTATCTCTCTATTGTTAATAGGATTATTTATTTGTAATCTATGTATACCTTGACTCTCTAGTAATTCAGTCTCTTTAATATACTTTAATAATAAATTATAACTATAGTCATCAAGAGCTTGTGTAGTACTTAAGATTTGATTATAGTCAAGAGCAGTCTCTGCAGCAAAAGCTCTAGAGCCTGACTGTTTAGCTCCCATTTCAAATTGGAACTCTAAGATGTTAAATTCTTGTCCAGGATTTAACTTACGAGCTTCTCTTAAAATCTGACTTACAATAAGTGTTTTACCTGCACCAGGTCTTGCACCAATTGTAATAAGAGAGCCCCATTCTATACCGTTGACACCAGCTTTGTTAAGCCCAGGCCAAGGTGTTAGTAAAGATTTAATGTTTCCTTTACGTCTATCATCTACGTATTTAGCAGTCTCTGTTAAGATTTCTGAATACTTTCTAGCACCATAAAGTCTTTCTTTCTGTTCTGACATTATAAAGTGGTTACAATGTTCTTAAGATCCACTCTAACTTCATTTAATGTTTCTATCTTTCCTTCTAGAACAGCTTTAGTCATTAAATTATTAACAGCTAATTTAAAACCTTCTAAACTAATCCCGTAGATTGATTTCTTCTCATTAAGAGGAATAGTAATTTGATAGAATTTATCTTCTATCTCTTTTTCATAATCTGTCATACACTGTGTTTTTGTAATTTTGAGGGATGTGAAGTTAATAAATGTGTTTATAACTTCCAAAAAATATCTAAATTATTTTTAAATATTTAATATTTTAGGGTCATCTAATATAGCTTGACAAGTGTCCGCTAATTTAGACGTGTCATTTTTAAGTATAAAATAACTACTAGTAGCCATAAATTTATAGTCTAGCTTCTTATAGTAATTTACGTAATAATCCGTTGCATCCAAAACTAATTCCCAATCATATTGGGGGTACTTCTTAAAGAACTCTACAAACTTCTTTGTAAGCTCAGCAGGCATTTGTCTACCTAACTCTTTAGAAGGCAGTCTGTTAGCAGGAAACATTTCTCTGTATTCATTTACATTTTTTATAAAATCATCACCTAAAATTTCTTTTGTAATTCTAGACTTAGTCTTTTTTAAAAATGTTTCAAATTCATCTAAAATATATAATGCCCCTTCTGTTAATTTACCATCAGGGCTCATCCATCCTCTTTGTTCACATACAACTCTTTGAGCCTCAGCATTAATAACTTGGCTAGGTACAATTTTTTCTCTACAACTATCTAAATAGTACAGCTGATTAGGGCTAATGCTGTATTTTCTGCAAACGTTCCATAATTGGTGACTCATCTGTTATATTGTTTATTTGTTTAATGTTATCTAGTACTCTATGATACTTTTCTCTAAATACGGGGCAGGTTTCAATTAAATCTTTAAAGGTGTTAACTGAATGAATAACTGTAGTGTGGTCTCTCCCGTTAAGATATTCTCCAATAGTCTTAAGAGAGTAGCTCATATTTCTAGCTAAAAAGCAGAAAATAGACCTTAGCTCAGTGATTTCTCTTATTCTAAGCTTTTGCTTTAAATGCACCACTTTATGGTACTTAATAGGTAAAAATGGGGTAAAATAAGATTCTAATTCATCCAAGGTGATTAATGCCGCTTTATCTGATTCATCTGTAATCAGGTTAATTTTGGTTAAAACCACAGGATAGTACTCAAATTTGTTAAAAAAGTCTTCTTTAAAATTGTCTATAAGCTTTTTCTCTAAACGGCTGGCGTATTGTTGTTGGTTCATATATAGATTTTATGTTCACAAATGTAGATAATTTCCTGAATATTTCGTATATTATATTGTAGGGATTATACAAATTCTACATGTTCTAAGTTTATATTTTAAATTATTTATACAATGGCTAAAAAGTTTTATGCCCAAAAAGACGCCTTAGGCTTCCCTATTCCGGGTACAATGATGTCTGTTGAGGCACCACGTAACATTCCTGCAGATAGTATTAGTATCCCTGCTCAAAACGTAGCAGCTGGTGCTGGACAAGCAGTGGTTAAACAACCTTCAGGCTTACGTTATTTTGTACGTAAAGATTCAACTGGTAAAATCATCCCTAACTCATTGACTATCAGCTTAGTAAAGCCTCAAGGATCAGTGTATGAGTTTAAGGTGTTAAAAACAGCATAATCTTAACTAAAAATGACTAAAGACAATCCTTCTATAGGTACATTTAAAGCTTGGATATTCCCAACACTTGTATCCTTAGTTAGTTTACTCATCTGGAATGATGTAAACGAGATTAAATCTGATGTAAAGTTATTAATGGCTCAGTCTAATATAGACAAGACCCGTATTGATAACATAGAACGTCAAATGTTTAAGACTAGTAATACAATCCCTTCACCTTTTATTCCTAAAAGAGAAGAAGAGACTATATATGCTGTCTTAGTTGATAACAAATTTAAATTTAGAAAATGAATTTTAAAGACTGGGCTTTAGACCTTTTTAAAGATGAGCGTGGCTCTACATCCATTAAGCCTGTTGTAGGCTTTATGTGTGCGTTATTCTTATGTATAACATTAACAGCTAATAGCTTTAGTCATGGAGATATTAAACCTTCTGACGCTTTAGTAGATGCTGTAATGTTTATATGTATAGCTGCTATAGGTGGTGATACTGCAGACAAGTTCTCATTTAAAAAGAAGTCAAATGAAGTATCTTAGTATAATTATAGTTATTTTAATTGTAGTGTTGTTCTTTCAACAAGGCGGTTGTGGCTATGTAAACTTTAGCGGTAAGAAATCAGATACAACTGTTGTACATGATACTAGTTGGTCTGTACATGATACAACTATTTATAAGACAATGACTTTGAAGGGTAAGGTGTTACATGACACTATTGCCACTCCTCCAGAATATATAGCTGATACTAATTATCCTAAGCTTTTAGCTCAGTATAATGACTTATTAGGTAAGTATATGGCTCTTGTAGAATTTAAAGATACTATTAGAATAGATACCCTTGGTTATGTAGCTATTACAGATACAGTGAACCAGAATAGTCTTAGAGGTAGATCAGTGAGATCTAACTATAAGATTCCTACAATAACTAACACTGTAACTATACAGCATTATGAAAAGCCTAAGACTCAAATGTTTTTGGGTGGTGGTATAAATGGTAATCAAACTCTTGGAATTACAGGAGCTAGTGCTGGATTGTTATTAAAGAATAAAAAAGATCATATTTATGGATTGAATATAGGTACTGAAATTAACGGTCCTATCACTTATGGTATTCAATCTTATTGGAAGATAAAATTAAAGAAATAGTATGAAGAAAATTATTGCGTTTTTTAAAGGTTTGTTTTCAGCTCCTGCAAAAGCAGTAGTTGCTGCTCCAGTAGCTAAACAAGAAGCTCCTAAAGCTAAACAAGTAGTAGTTGCATCTGAACCAGAAGCAGCTCCTAAAAAGAAAAAAAGATATTACAAACCTAAATCTTAATCATGGACCTATCTCGTTTAAAAGGACATGTTCCTGATACAGTTATTGCTCAGATTCCTTCTATACAAGAAAAGTTTGGTGTTACCACTGCATTACGTTTATCTCATTTCTTAGCTCAAGCTGGTCATGAATCTGGTGGATTTAGAGTTACACAAGAAAACCTTAACTACTCTGCTAAAGGCTTAGTAGGTATATTTAAAAAGTATTTTAAGCGTCCAGACGGTACAATTGATGAACCTAAAGCAGCTGCTTATGCTAAAAAGCCTGAGAAGATTGCAAATCTTGTATATGGTGGACGTATGGGTAACGGTGCTGAAGCATCTGGTGATGGTTATAAATTTAGAGGCCGTGGTTACATTCAGCTAACTGGTAAAGATAACTATACAGCATTTGGTAAATCAATTGGTGTAGATATGTCAGTTAATCCTGATTCAGTAGCTTCAACACATGCTCTAACTTCTGCAGCATGGTTCTGGTCTAAGAATAAACTTAATGAAATTGCAGATACAGGTGCCACTGATGAAGTGGTTACAAAGATCACAAAAAGAGTTAATGGTGGTACTATTGGTTTAGCTGATCGTATCAAACATTTTAAAGAGTTTCACACATTACTTGTATAATATTTAAAAAAACCACAATGGCTAAAGTAAAATCAGACAGTCGTAAGATCAGTTTTGGTAAGCGTAAAACAGGGAGAGCTTACAAAACTTCTGGCCCTAAGGCTAAAAAAATTAGTAAATATAGAGGACAGGGTAGATAATTTCTACCCTTTTTTCTTGCAAAAATTTAAGAGATGACAGTGCTATATAAGATACGTGAGTATATATTTTATGGTTTTTTAACTTTTGTAGGAGCATGGTTAATCTTTGCTATAGGTTTAATGTTCTATTCTGTATACTTAGAGTTTTCTGGTAATCAGGAAAAGCTTCAGCAGATGTCTAATGAGTTTAATTGGAAGTTTGACGGGACATTTAAAAACAGCCCTGGTAATATTTCATATGAAGGCCCTAAAGACATTACTATAGGAGCTATCACTAACAAGGTACAGATAGGTAATCTTGCTGGTAACAGAAAATTAGAGTTTGGTGTTAAGAACATCCTAGAAGAGGTATTTCAAGAAAGAGAAATCTCTTTAGATCCTACATCAAAGAACATGTTAAAGGTAGATATAATTTATTTAGATGTTCTAAAGACACAATCTAGTCTATCTATAATACATAAGAATAAAGAATCCGTTGTAATTAGATTGCAGGGATTTTATTATAAAGACGGCAAGCTAGAAAAGAAATTCTTAGTAGAAGAGTCTGCAGATGAAATCTCTATGTCTACATTACTTGTAGATGAGGGAGGTAAGTTTAACAATCAAAACCTATCAAGTGCTTTAAAGAAAGCATGTAATTCATTAGTAACCAAGATAATAGAAGATAAAAAATGAGTAAATTAAGACTGTTTCTTGTCACAATTTTTACAATATTTGTGACACTATCTTACGGCCAAATCAAGTTTAAAGCTGCTACATCAGTAGGTGGTGCATCTTTAGATAGAGGTACAACCTTTGATTATGTTATTTATGCTAACGGTAATAGTAACTCTACTACCCGTCAGTTACTATTTGATATTCAGTATGATAAAGATAACTTTGAATTAGTTACTGTTGCACATACAGGTACTGGTGGTAATGGTGGTGTTCTTCCTCAGAATTCATCACCTACTATTTCTTATTATAACTATCCAGGTTATAACTTTATTCCTGCTACGTCAGGTAATAATAATAATACCACTACAAATGGTACTACTAATTATCAATATGCTAATTATAACTATAGTACTACCAATGTTTATGCTATTTTAAGAAGTACACTTACTTGGTCTACTAATTCGGCAATGCCTTATACTAGTTATGATGCTCTTGTTAAAATTACATTTAGATTAAAAGCTGCTTCTACGGCATATACATTTAATCCTATTAAGTTAAACTTTGTATCTGCATGGAATGGATCAGGAAATCAAGAAGCTACTTTAATGGAAACTCCATTATCTACTTCTGTTATAATGAACCAAAACTTTGGTAAGTATGTAACAGCTAATGTAGATGTAAACTCTAACTTATATAATCTTTCCCCTTTAAAAGTTTTCTTCTATGACACACTTGCTAAAACAGGTCAAATGTTTAGTGTTACATCTACAGGAGCGGTTGATGTTAATCAATCTTTATTAGCTGCTAACAAAGTGTATGATGTTAGTGTTATGCATGATATGGATAAGCTTTACACTATATACAATAGTGCAATCACTATATCAGATTTTACTACAGCTCAATCAGAGTTTACTTCTATGGGTCTGGACGGATCTAACGGTCAGAATTTAAAAACTGGACAGTCTTTATTGGCTGCAGATATTAATGACAACAGTAAAATAGATGGGGGTGACCTTCCTAGATTACTAGCTCAGGTTGCAGGAATAGATACATTATTTAAATTACCTACTACTTATACTTCTGCAGGAGCAGGCACTAGTTATAGAAGTGTTCCTACTTGGAAAGCTGCTGATGTAATGAGTGTTGGTGGTCAAGTGGAATGGTCTTATGTATCTGTTGGTACTAGCAATAGTACACTATACTTAGATATGAGAAAATTCCCTACAGGTGTTACACCTAGTAGTATTAGAAGTATACAATTGTTTGATTTATACACTGGACCTATAGAATATTTATCTGCTGATGCTACCTGGGCACAATATAGAGTGCCTTCTACATTTACTAAAGCTTCTGATAACACTTCTACATACCTTCCTTACATAAGAGCAAATGGTACAGATTATTCTTTTAAGTCTGAATTTGTATTTGATGTAGATCCTAACAGCTCTTGGGGAGCTATTACTACATCTAACTGGAAGGATATTACAACACCACATGCTTATTTTAAAACAGGAGCTTTAGGTACTAATGCTATATTAGATCTTAAGTATCTTCTATGGGCTGATGTAAACAGATCTCACTCTTCTCAGGTGATTGTATCTTCCGGGGGTACATCTTCTGTACAGACTAATGCTATTAATAGTTTACAGACAAACACTGTATTTAAGACTATGGCTACTCAAGTGCAAGCTACTGGGGGATGGATTAACACTCCATATGATATTAGTGCTGTAGATGTAAACTTAACAAATTCAACTGTAACAAGTAACACTATAGAAATACCTGTAGGTTTAGATACTAAGGGTTTAAATGTAAGTGGTTTACAGTTTGAGTTTACGTTTGATCCTGCTAAGATAAAGTTTGAAGAGTTAATTCCAACAGTACCTGCTACATGGTATGTATTTGCTAATACAAAAGATGGTCGTGTAAAGTTTGGAGCATTAGATCAGAACAAGTCTGCTTCTCTCACTGGTGTAAGTGTTCCGTTTAAACTTAAGTTTAGCACTATAGGAGAAGGAGTGAATATATTAACAGCTATTAAAGTGTCACAAACTATGGACGCTTCTGATGCTAAAGGAAATCAATTAGGTATTAATCTAAATACTTCACAAATTAAATTAACAGGTTATAACAATTTCTAACTATGAGAAAAATAGACAAAGTTTTAGGGTTAGGGTTTTTAGTAACACTATTAGCGTTAAGCTGTAGAAAGGTGGATGTTCCTGTAATAATGAATACCATTGATTTAGGTATTAAATCTACAGCTACATCTATAAAGTCTATAGGTCAAACTGGTAATGTTGTTACAGTGGAGTTTGTTACCACTCCGGGAGCTAAGTATTCAGTACAAGTAATTCCATTTGGAAAAGATGAGGCTGTTAAAACAGAGGGCTTTACAGCCACTGATATTATTACTAAAAAGGTATATGACCTATCTGCATTACCTAAAAAGGATTATGATTTAATCTTTATAGATATAGCAGGTAAAGAAGTTAAACATCCAATAATTATAAAATAAATTTTATGTCAGAAGAACAACAAGAATCAACGGGCTCTAGTCTAAAAAAAACAATATTAGGTACTATAGCTACAGTTGTAACGGCTGGTGGGGCTTGGTTAGGCTCAACCTTATTTGGTGGAGAAGATAAAGCTGCTCCTATACAGGCTGCACCTGTAATTAACATTACTAACTCTAATCAGCAGTCTCAACCTGCTGGAGGTAAAACTGTTATTATTAATCAGAAAGCTGCAGATCCTAAACCGGCTCCTGCTAAACCTAAAAAAGATGGTGATGAGTTTAAAGAAGAAGCTCCAAAATGGTAATATATTATTAAGAACTAAAAAAGTTTTATGGAAGATAAAAAACAACCAGAATCTGGTGGATTTAAAGAACTACTAGGTAAAATGATGACTAGACGCTGGTACATTACTGGCTTAGTACTAGGAACATTTATTATGATTATAGCTGGAATATTCGTAGCTGTATCTAATAACGCTGTTATGGCCGGTGAATGGAAAGAATTACTTATGTTATTATTAGGAGCCTTTATTGGTTCTTATGGTAAGATTATAGACTATTGGTTTTCTGATACAGATAAAGATAAGATGCTTGTACAGAAAATGGACGAGGAAGATGGTGTTAGTATAGGTAGTGTTAATGACATTAAAGAGTCTAACAAACCATATGCTCCATTAATTCCTGATGCATTTGTTGCTGCTGCGGGCCGAGCGTCTGAACAAACTAAGATTGATCATGTAGTTAAAGCTGAAGCTGATAAAGTGGCTGAACAGCATCACCATGAGATTGAGCTTAAGAAATTAGAGTTTGAGCATCAAGAACACAGACAGTGTGAGCATGTGTTTGCAGATATAGACCATGATGGAGACTATGAATGTATCCACTGTGGTAAGATCAAGGATGAACATTGTTAACTTAATTAACTCCCATGGACCCTGATGAATTACAAAGACAGAATAAAAAGATTTACTTTTTACAAAGATACTTCCCTACTATTAGCCATGTTTTTTCTGCCGTTTGGCTACGACTTCCTCTTCAAGCTGATTATGGACGCTACAGGTTCATATTGGGCTGCAGATATAACTTTCTATTTCCTTTCCGGATGCTTCTGGCTCTCTTTTATATATTGGTCCAGATCTATAAATAAATCTAAATGAAGAACATACTAATTTTTATAACAGGTTTACTATTAACTATTAGCAGTAATGCTCAGATAGCTAAGACTCAAACTGAGAATTATAAAGCTAGCTTTGAAAAGGCTATAGACATATCACAATTTTTAGACTATGAAGGTGTACAAATACCTATACAAATCCTTAAAGCGGGTATATCAGATGAGATGTATGAAATGTATCCGGAGCTTAAAGAAAAGCGTGTAGGATTAGGCGTAGCTAACATTTCTATGGAGTATTTAGAGAATCTTAATAGGTTCAAGTTTACAGAGGATAAGACAGAGATTAAAAACCGTATGGTAAAGCAGTTTCAAGCTTCACAATCGGGCATCTCTGAGAATAAACTAGACGGTAGAGGTAAAATTAACCTAGCTAAGTATTTTGTTACTATTGAGTGCTATGATTATTCTATATCAGAAGACGAGTCTGTTTATATTAAGGGTGATACCAAACAAATGATGGTAACACGTATTGGTCTACAAGTTAGATTTACAGATGCTGAGACAGCAACCATTATTTCTGCCTCTGGGCTTGGTGAGGCTAAGACTACTAAAGAGACTTCAGGTTTATCTGATGCTTCTTTAGACCCAGTGAAGTTTAATCAATCCACTATATCTATTGCTACGAAGAAAGCCCTAGATATAGCGTGTGCTAGAATCTTAGATAGAATGATTAAAAAAGGAATATTTACTAAGTAATGAAATACTTATTAACTATATTATTAGTTCTGATTGGATTTATATCAAATGCACAGGTACAAAAACCTGATACATTACAGCTATCACCTAAAGAACTATTTGGAGAAAGTGGTGATTGGAATAACCTAGGTATATTACAATCCTATGTTGACTTTTCAAAAGATGTTCTTTCATCATCAAACCTATCAGTGGGTATAATTGGTAAACAAGTATCTACCACACTGAATCTGGGATATAGTAAGTCATCTAATAATGGTAAGTGGGGACACTCATTTGCATCATCAATAAACCCAGTATGGAATTATTATGGTGTTGGATATGGTTTCAGCAGAAATACAGATACAAGAACTACTACAATACAATCTTTTTATTCAACAGATTTTGATTTTCAGAAAGATATTACACTATCATTTATAGATGTATTTAGATCTAAAAAGTTTGGAACCTTTGGCTATAGTCTAATTGCTTCTAAAACATTCTGGGGGACCTACCAAGGTGAATGGGAAGGAAAATATACAGTAGATATAGATGGTAACTTTGTAGATTTAATATACCCAACAATGCCGGCATCAAGTCAAATTACTTACAGAGGTATGGCTATGTATACATATACATTTAAAACAAAAAGAGTAAATATATCACCTCAAGTATTTACTATGAGTGATATCTACAAACAATTTAAAGATGGAACAGCATCTGATCTTGGGTACTTAAATGATTTCAATTTAGACTTATACTACGGTACATCTGTAGATTGGAAAATAACTAAAAGATTTATATTAAACACTAATATCAGATATAATACAACTTGGGATAAATTAAGTGAATCAGTTGGCTACAAAAAGAGTAACCCAATCCTATTTATGATAGGAACAGATTTTCAGTTTTAAATTTTAATTACAATGGCAAACGCTAAGAAAAAGAAAAGAGCTATGAGATCAGTTAAGTCTGGAGTTAAAACTGCAGCTTTAATCAAATCTAATCTAGTCATCTTAAACAAGTTAAAGTGATTGAAAAAGTTTATATTTGCTCTAATTTTAGTAGTATTACTACCTTTTTATGCGTATAATCAAACTCTTATACAAACTTTTGTTGACCCTTGTACAAAAGTCGTTAGCACTTTTAGTATTCCTATCAATGGGATTACTACTATTGTCTTTTATAATAAGTCTCGTACTTTTACTTCCGCTGATGTATCTTCTGGTGCATTTCAGGCTTGGCTTAATCAAGTGTATGAAGACTATAGAAAATTATCTCCCTGTTCTGTTGCTCAAACTGCACAAACTAGCAATACAGTTACAGCCAACGCTGTCTCTGCTGCAGTAAGTGCTGCTGTAAGCTCTGCAACGTCATCTGCGGCTTCTAGTGCCGCTTCTTCAGCTGCTTCTGCCGCTGCCTCATCTGCAGCAGCCGCTCCTCCTCCTGCTGCACCTGCTGCTGCCCCTGCTCCAGCACCTGCTAGTTCTAGCAGTAGCTCATCATCAAGTTCTGAGTCAAGTTCTAGTAGTTCATCTTCAGAGTCTAAATCTGAATCTAAGAGTGAAAGTAGTTCTGAGTCTAAATCTGAAGAAAAGTCTGAATCTAAATCAGAGTCTAAGTCTGAAAAGAAATCTGAAGAGAAAAAGTCTGACAGTAAAAAGGATTCTAAATCCTCTAATAAAGCTCAGGCTAGGATGAATCCTATTTTATTTAACTCTGACTTAACTGCAGGTCAAAATGTTGACGCTAGTATAGCGTTAGTACTTAGCGGGGGAATATCTCAGTCTTCTATGACTGGAGCATCTTCCTGGGGCGTAAGTGGTATGGTTTGGAGTAATCTAAAACAGTTTGTTGTCTCTTCTAGATATACTAAAATGAATTTCAATGCTGGGAAGTTAGAATCTATATCTAACTTTGGTTTTACAACAGCAGTGATGTTTGGAAACGTTTCTAGTTTCTTAACATATGCTTATATCTACCCTATGGGTAAATGGGGTGTTACAGGTGCCAACTACACTTTGTCTTTTAGTAAAGACAATCTAATGCACAATCTTCTTTTATTTTATACTAGACCTTTTGCTGTCAATAAGAGGTTAAACTTATCTCCTGAACTATATGTATCAGGGAGTCCTGTTGTGTATCTATTTGATACTAAGGATTTTGTGGTTTCCCAAGATATGGGATTTATCACTGGTGTATCTAGTGACTACGCTTTTACCAAGCGTTTTAAATTAAACATAGGATTGAGGACTAGTCTTTCAACTAATCCCCAAGTTCCTATGCTATTATTTATGGTGGTAGGTTCAAAAATTAATTTGTAATACCACCTTTTGTGTTAACATTAAATATTCTGTTACCATCAAATACTACTACTTGACCGCTTTCAGAATACTTCTGTATAGTCTTCTTATCAAAGTGATTAAAGTTTGCACCTTTCACACCTATAAAGAAAGCTTTCTCTGAATAACTATGGCATCCATCTTCAGCATCTGTGATTACTAGTGCATTATCATCATGTCTTTTAATATGCTCTACCACAGTGTTAATTGATGTACCGCCACATGTAGTTAAATTAGCTATTGAAAACACATCTGTCTTAAGTTCTTTTACATGATTATTGAATGTATATATTTTATTCAACATTCCTAAATCCTGCATCTTAAGTGCAAATGCTTTACAAAAGTCTAGCTTATCTATTCTTGTTCCATCTATATCTCCCACTCCACATGTGTCTGACATTGAACCAGATATGTCTATATAGATGTTAATCTTACCTATAGACTTACTATCCTTAATCATAATGTCTTCAATCATGAACTTCCTCAATTGAGGATGTAAGAATACATATTCATCTAAGCCTGCTAAATTATCAGAGTTGAATAAATCTTCTTGGATAGTTTCTTTCTTAGCAGAAAAGTAGTTCTTGGACTTATCCATTAACTTCTTAATCTTGTCTTTAAGAGACCCCATAGATAGATTGATTCTCCTAATATTAGCAGTCACTTGATTAATGTAATCTGGACTTAGTTTACCTGCATTAGCTCCTCCATCTTTGACGTTATTAAACATCTCATCTTGAAGATCTTGTGGTATAGCTTCATCCATAGCCTTACATGTATTCTGAGCTTCTTGTATAGCATCATCTAGCATGTTTTTAGATAGTCTACTATCTAACATCTTATTTATAAGATCGTCCATGCCTTGATTATCAAAGTCTGACTCACCATTAAGACCACTCATTAATTGTTTAGCAGCATCTGGATCTATAAATTCCATCATAGTCATCTGCATAATGTAATAATGCATTAGATTTCTGGTAAATATGGCTGATTTAAGACTACTAGTCTCAGTCATGATCTTACCTACAGGATTATTAGAACGCTCTAGAAACTTATACTGAGTATAGTTACTTTCAGTGCGTTCTTCAAAATCTAGTTTATCCATCTTATGATAAAACATTTTAAAGATGTCATTCTTTAAGTGCTTAGGAAACTTTTGATATGTTTCTGTCATCTTTTTTTGGAATGCTTGCCAATCAGGCTTTTTGTCTTCTGGTAAACTTGTACATCCCACACTTCTACTAAATTTAGTATAGAATGCCGTAGTATTATTTTGGTCATTAAGATGAGCATCTACTACAGTGGCTAGTCTTCTTTCATCTATATAATGCATGTGAGGTTTAATAAGATCTGATTTCTTATAAAAATTAAGCTTACCAAATAATCCTCCATCATCGTTCTTGTAATGAGACTGTATTTCTCCTTTCTTTACTTTCTCTAGGATAGTATAAACATTCTTATACTGCTTTCCTGTACTGAGACTTCTTAGTGCCATTTTACTTTATTTAAAAGATTATACTAGAAAGGATTACTAGAACCATTTTGAAGTGCTACATCAGCAAATACTTCTGCTTCAGACATCATAGCTTCAAAATCTTCAGTCAATTGAGTTTCTCTAGCTGGGTGATTTTGTAAAATATACTGCATAGATAATTCTATTTCGTCTACTTGACCTTCATCCATAATACCACGAGATGTATAAGTATTGATTAAGCTTTCAATTTCAGCTATAGCTAGTTCTAATTGCTCATTAGAGCTATGAGAATGTAACATCTCTACCTTAGACATAACTGCCTTAACTTCTGGACTCATCAACTTGTTTTGTAATTCTGAACCTGCATTTTGTGAGATCATAATCTGAGCTGTTTTTACAAGAGCTTTATCAAGACTGATATCCCAAATGTAACTAACTGCTTTAGTCAGACTAGGTACAAATGTTAATGTACGATCTGAGCTATGCTGATAACCCACCTCAAGATATTTCTCTAATTTATTTGCCGGTACTTCTAAACTCTCAATTTCTTGCTTATTAGGTACACCAATAGAAAACTTCTCTCTGTAGTTACGAGCTCCTTTGCTAAAATATTTAGCTAATTCACCTGCAGATACACGATTTACAGTCATCTTCAACATAAAACGGTCCCAGAAAGGAGATCCTGTCTCATCTTTAGGAATCTCATTACAGGTAGCTACAAATAACTTCCACTTACATGGGATCTTGTGCTTACCGTTGAATAAGAACTTCTCGTTCATTACACCTAGCATAGCATTACGGATACCAGAGCTAGCTTTATCCACCTCGTTGATGATTACAATCTCTGCATCAGCAATAGGAGTGTTAAGCTCATACTTGTTATCAGTGAATAACTTACCTAAGTCAGGCATACCCTTAATCTCTGATGCTTTAGTACCTTCGTCAGTCTCTAGTATGTAGATTTTATTAGCAAAATCTTCTGCGGTCATATTACCGTCTCTGTTTAACCATGCTTTAGCATAGTCAATTATAGTTTTAGTTTTAGCAACACCTGGTGCACCTACTAATAAGCAGGGTAAGCCTGTAGCTTCTGCTAATGCTAGCATTTTAAACACTTCTTCTTTATTAATTAAAGAGGTGTCAATTGTTCTCACTTCTTGAGTAGATTTTTTTGTAATAGATTTTACTTTAGACATGTTATTTTGTTTGTATTTAAATGATTGTTGAGCATTGGGGTCAATGCTAATATTTGATATCTGTGTACTAGGTATGTTAAATGCACTAGGATGAAAAGTACCTGATTGAACATATTTAGCTTTTACCCATCTGTGTATACCTGCTGATGTAGCAGTTACTTCCCATATATTATTATCATTACCTATTAATTGACGTCCTACAGCAAACTGTGTTGCACTCATTGTAGGACTAGGTCTTAAAGGTTTCATAGGATTAGAGATTGGCAAAGGCTGAGAGATCATTTTGTTCACTACTTTCTGCTGTGCTAGTTCCAGGAGTTCCGTTGTTGACTTGAGATAGGATGCTTGTATCTGTAGATCTTGTATTCCTGTCATCAGTCTTAGGTAAGCCCCCCAAATTGATCTCATCTCGTTTGACACTAATGTCATTGGTGGTTGTTGATCCATTATCTGTTTTATTTCTATTAGTAATTACAAATACCTTAGCTATTGTATCTACATTTGCTAATTCAGGATGCTTCTGGATAGTCTTAATATGAATATCTAGAGCGTTAAACTTCTCTTGAATAGAGCCGTAGCCAAGATCATCTTTCTTAAACCAAGTGTAACCACTGTGTAATAATTCAATGATGTCTTGGACATCAATTGACACGTTTTCTTTTTGAATTGCCATAAAATTGTTTTTAGTTGATTACCAACTGATTGTGAATTGTGGACCATTACATTTTGTAATAATCTCATTAACCTGATTAAAAAGATCTTTGCAATCCCATACTGTTTTAGTATAAGCTGCTGATGCAGGATGACTAGCTTTAATAATGTAGTGATTAGGTCCTATTAAACTTTCTAACTCTTGTGCTGGTTTACCTAGTAATACAAAGATTAAACCGCTGTCTGTAAAGTTTAGTATATCTAATACATACATTAAAAACTCATTCCATACATCATAGTGAGAGCCCACCTTATCAACTTCACAAGTAAGTGCTTTATTTATTAATAACACTCCTTGGTTAGCCCATCTTGTAAGATTTGGATCTTGATAAGTAGGAAATTCTTGATATACTGTCTGTTCTATGGCCTCAAACATGTTTCGTAGACTTGGTTGAGGTTTTTCTGTGCTACCACATGAGAAAGCTAACCCGTCTGCTACACCTAGCTGAGGATAAGGATCTTGTCCTATTATAATTACACGTAGTTTGTCTACGGGGCATTCTTCAAATGCTCTAAAAACTTGTTTTAGAGGAGGAGTAAATCTTTTACCTGCCTCTCTTAAATCATATAAATTCTGTAAAATCTTATCAAAATCAGATGATTGTACAAAGCCTTTAAGCTTACTTGACCAACCTGATGGTTTCAATTTTTCTATTAATTTGCATTTTATATCTGCAAGATCCACAGTTTGTAACATAAATTTGATTATTTTTGTATAAATAAATATACCTATGGCTAATACTTATACAGCAATTAAAAGAGATACTACATTTCCTATTGAGGTGGGAGGTAACACTTTAATTAACTTACAAAAGCTACTTCTATATGTTATAGAAGGTAAAACTGAAGAAGAAATTACTAAGGCTCAAGATCTTATTCTAAAGAATCAATATCCTGAAGAATGGATTGAACACTTTGCATTTCTATCTTTTTTTGTAAGACACTTAGAAGTGGTAGCTCATAGTAAAGGATTAACTGTTCAAGAAGAACTAGAAGCTCCTACACTAGAGGATGGTTTACCTCGTGGCTAATTTCTATTGCTGCTTGTATAGCAAGGGATAGTTCATCTTTAGAACATTCTGCAAAGCTTTTTGCTAAGAAGTATTCTTTACCTGCAACCTCTCTGGCTATGCATAGACCAGCTCTATCTTTTACTAGTAGTTTCATATTCTCTACAGTCTCACCAATATGTGTTGCTAATTGTTTTAGCATTACATGTAACTTGGCTAGCTGAGGAAGCGTACCATCATCATGAGTAACTTCGTAGAAAAACTCCACTATGCTATGTTCAGGTACACTTGATACAAATAATTCAAACTGTTTAGATGACGCTAAACTACTAAAGTCTAGTTTTCCTCCTTTCTTTATAAATTTTCCTGTTAAGTGATTACTCATAATCTTCTAGGTTTACGTCAAAGTATTTAATTTTTCTAGGATCTAAATCTCTAAGTGCTTCTGCCACCCAACGCTCGTCCACTGTACCTGAATAACATAGTATATGTATATACGCTGTATCATCAGGGTTAAGTCTTAAGAGTCTACCAATACGCTGATTAGCTTTACGCTCATTACCGTAGGCATGCATAATTATTCCAGCTCTAAGATTAGGTATGTTTACACCTTCATTAAGCTGCATTACACATGACAATTCAGAGATGTTACCATCTTTAAATTCTTGTAGGTTATCTTCAGAGTCGGGGTTATTAGAATGATAAGACTGTTTACAGATTCTATCTGCTTGTTCTTGTGTATTACAAAATACTAAACACTTGTCTTCCATATCATTTAATAAAAGTTTAGCATACTCTTCTTTACTTTTAAAATTCATTAAAGCTCTCATCCTCATTACAGAAGCTATTTGCTCTTGCTTTTTAGATTGAGAATCCATTATTCTTTTAGTCCAATACTCATAGTTTTTTTTCTCTGATGTATAAAACTGTTTATCTTTTAATTGTACAAGCATATTACTACTTGTACCAATAGGCATTTTATGTACTATAATTCTATAGTCATTAAGAATATCATCGTCTACAGCATCATCAGTGATGTATTTATAACTTATTGGGCAATATTTAAAGACCATCTGACCCTTCTCTGATTTTGTATATCTAGGAGGCGTGCCTGTAAGGCCTAATATTTTACCAGTGTAGTTAGCTAGAAAGATTTCATGAGAGTCTAGTAAACTATGACACTCATCTAGCACTACTAAATCATAGTTGTTAGGGTTAAACTTATTAAGTGATAAGTATGTAGTAAATTCTAAATCATCTACATTTATATCAAATTTAGTTCCATCATCTTTCCATGATTCAAATATAGAAAGTTTAGGGGCTACTACTAGCACCCTAAGCTTATTATCTTTTCTGAAATGATCTATGTATTTTAATCCTATAAGAGTTTTACCAACACCCATAGATATACCAAGACCACAACGTTTGTGTTTAATAGCCATATCTAAGGCTTCCTGTTGAATAATTTCTCTTTTACTCATTAGTAGTTCATTTCATATTGTACGTTACAAAAGTTTGCACATAGTGTGATGATTCTTAAATGCTTAAGGCATTCTGTATCAGCTCTACTGATTGCATCCTTTAAATCGTTGTTAATTACTGCTTGTACAAAGCTTCCGCCATGTAAAACGCTGTCTTTAGTCATCATTGTTGATATCATAACATCAATAATGTGTTCAGATACTTGCTCGTTGTATCTGTTAGCAAAATGGACTGCTGCCATTCTGTAGCTGTCTCTAATTTCATCCCATGTTTTTTCCATAAACTAGTTTTATTTTAGATAGTTCTCTTGTAAATATTCAGGTTTGTTTATTTCTCTTATAATAGAATAATAGTCTCCTGAAATCTGATATTTACGTTTTTTTGATTGATACCAGTGTCTGTAACACAAAAAAGTATCTTTGTCAATTTTGTAATAAGTTTTACCAACTACTTGAAACGGGCTTGTTAGAAATTTACCTTCTTGTGAACATTTTGGGCAATTTTGCATAAAATTTAATTTAAACGATTTTCTGAATAGCCAAGTTCTTTAGCTTCATTAGGATTTTCCTCAATCCAACAGTGGCATGATCTGCACACTGGAAGCCAAGTGCTGACTTTTAAATGATTTTCTCCACGTCCTGTTTTATGATGAACATCTGTAGCAATTATTGTACAGCCTACTAACGCAGCTTTACAACTGGGATTAGCTATCATAAATAAGTTTCTAAGCTTAGAATACTCATCTACTGTTTGTTTCATTTTTACACTAATGGGATTAGGTTTTTTGGTTTGCTTAGGCATACCTTTTGGAGGCTGGACTTTATACCAGCACTCCTTACAGTATTTATCTTTGCCATCTGATTTCCAAATGTGTTTAGGCTCATTACAACCTGCACATGTTTTAAGCTTTGCTTGAATCATCTAACATTACTTTTCTTTTAATAATAACACCATCTTGTATAGATTGTCCCATAACGCCTATAGGTTGACTAACTCTAATAATTTCTACTGGACCATTATCTAGTAGTTTATTGATTAATAGTCTATCTAATTCATTTTCAGGCACTAATACAAGCTGAACGTCATTTTCTGTTACAAATATATTTTGCATAAGTTTACGTGAGTTTAAAAAATTCTTTTGGTAATAATCTAGCTTCTATTAGCTTGTTAGCTATCATCTTTTTACTAATGCCAAGTTCTTTAAATGAATGTTTATCTTTTAAAGTGTCGTCTGACCCTTTAATTTCAACCATGTGTTTTATAACAGATGATCGTGGAAATAGCTTTAATAGAAAAGAATCAACTTTGATACTAACTATCTCTTGTTTCCATGCATTTAAAAACCTTTGCACTTTATTAAAATGATTAAGGATTGCTGACTTTTTAGTAGCCGGCATTTTTTGTAAATCTTCTTTAGTAAATATGTTAAGACCATACACAGCTTCAGAATAAATCTGTTGTTGTTTAAAGTTAAACACTGGTGGTTCAATTTGCTGGTATTTTGATCTACCTTTTAATTGAAGGTCATTTACGTACTGGTTGTCATAAGCCATAAACTTATGTTTGTTGATATCTCTGAAAGAAATAATGATTCCTCTAGAGTTAGCAGATACGGTTTTGTGATGATTGTACATGTTATGATGTATTATGTGATTAGTAAATATAAGAAAAAAGGACTAGATTACCTAGCCCTTTTTCTATTAAATTATAATTCTACTGAAGTTGATACTTTACTGATATTCAATGAGTTAATAGCTTTTTGAGCGTTCATAACCTCTTTGATTTCTAACGTATTAGTATGAGAAATTAATTCATCTTGTAAGTTCTCATTTGACGTGTAAAAAGTTTGTCTATATATTGCTTGATCATCTACTCTGCATATAATTCCAGTGCTACCAGCAATCTTAAGATCACGATCTGGGTTCTCTAAATTAAATGGAGTGAAAGATTCTTTTACAATGATCTTTCCAGGTAAATCACTATCTGTAGTGTAACCTAATTCTTGTAAGTCAGACACTTTACCCATAATACGGGCTTTACGTCTTACATTTCTTAACCAACCGTTTTCAATTTGTGTAGCAATTTGCTCTACAAAGATCCATCCATACTCTGGATTGTTTTCTGAGATGAAAAGGACATTTTGGTTTTCATCTGCTACCACTTTTACGCTGCTCATGTTTGTTATATTTAAAAATAAAAAAAAATCCCCTAGATTATAAACCTAGGGGACGTGTGTAATAATTAAAATTGTTCTATTCTTCTTCTCTTTGCATATCAAGATCAGGATTAACAAGTTTTTCTGATAAGGGGATATCTGTTAAGTCAGGAACAGTCTCTGTAACATCTTCTTTAGAATTATCTGCTTTACTTATCACTGAGCCAAACCATGGATTTTCAACAATCTCACCATAGTTATAAGCTACTAAATATTCAAACTCTTCATCGGACATCTCAAAATATTGTTCTGTACTTATCTCTATTACCTTTCCGTTTGGTAATTGATAAATCATAGTTATAGTATTATTTGCTATAAAACTACTTACTAAAGCTCAATTTACAATCACTTGATTACTAATAGGTTGGATAATAGAGCTATAATATACTAATCCTCTCTCTTTTTTAGGTTATGCATCTTTCTTTTCCAATAAGCATTGGTTTTATTAATATCTTCCTGTCTTTTTAAAAGTTCTCTTTCTAAAACAGAAATATGCTGTTCAAGTTCTTTAACTCTTGTTGATTTAAATAAGTCCTTAATCCATTTAATCATTATATAAATTTTTTATAAAGGCCGGTGAATCTACCTTCAAAATTGAGGTTTTCACCACTAAGCTCTTCGTCCTTAATTAATTCAATTGTGTCAGATAACCCTTCCTCGGTTACCTTCATTCCATTACGTACTATTTCGTAGACACTGGTTTCATTACCAAATGCAGACTCCATAGATACCATTAACACCTCTTTTTTTATAGGCATATCTTTCCAGTTCTCTGGTTGTTTATCATCTATATGAGAAGATCTTAACCAAGCTTCGGAAGCCCAGGCTACACCTGTTGTTGTAAAACCTTCTTTTAATGAACTAGCTATATCAGGTATCATTTTGGTAACAAAGTACTCTTTGCCTTCATCTGAGTTAGCAATCTTTGTAGGTAGAGGAATATGAATAATAGCATTTTTAGTTTCTTGATCATCATCTTCATCATATCCTAACTTTTCAGCAAATACGCTGATGTGAGAGAATAGTCCTCCTTCTTGTATCATATACCTTTTAATATTTGTAAGGTATTTATCTTTTAGTTCTATATATTGTTCTTCTGTCATAATTTATAAATTTAATCCCACCATTCGGCAGAATGTCTTTTAAGAATCTCAAATATTAGATCATCAGCTTTCTGTTGACGTATAGTACACATATAAAATGATATAGATTCCTTATCATTAAGACGTGGGTTATTTTTAGCATACTTTTTAATAGCTGCACGTTTAGCACTACCATATTTAGCTATATACTCATCAAGAGTGTCTGATATTAAATCATCAAATAGTTCTGGGCCATGTACCATATAGTCATAACGTTCCATTTGATAGTATTCTGTATGTTTACGTTCTAAAAGATTAAGTACCACTGTCATCCAGTAGTTATCTCTATCTATATTTACATGTCTATTCTCTGATACTAGATGAGCTCTATGAAACTCAAGTTTCTTTTGTAGCATCTTAGTAATGTAATAATCATCCCAATCTTTATCATGAAAGATAGTTGGCATCCATCGTATTATATTCCATACTCCTTGAAAGAAGTATCTAATACGCCAATGGATATATCTACCCCATTTAAATCTTGCTGTATCCCATGCCGTATCTTTAGGTATGGGTAGTTTAGTATACTCTGTCATTATCTGGCATTATATTACCTATTAGTTGGTATGCATTCATAAGAGACTCTTGAGCTTTCTCAAAATGATCTTTTAATTCTGCTACATCAGCTGTCAAGCGGTGATTAATTAAATGATCTTCTATGTTAGAAGCCATTACATGTACTCTGTCTATCAACTCTATATAGTGCCCATGATTTATTGGGTCTAGTTCTTGGTCCATATATTTTTTAATTTATTTATTAAAGAAACAAAAGCTTCATTTATTAATTGTAATATGGCCAGTATCCACAAGGCTATATATGCTATAGTAAAAAGCATAAAGTATTTAATCATCAAGCTTAACGATCTCATTTGTCATTACATTTAATGGAATTTCTTCCTTTTTAAAAGTCTTAATGTATTCTTTAAAGCACCATTTAAGCATAATACTTAATGCTTTTCTTCTTTTCTTAGCAGGTTTAGTATAAAATACTTGATACACTTTGAATACTACATCTTGCATATGGTTGTTTTTTTGTTTATAATAAGGATATTTACTACCTCTCATAATGTTGTTTTTAATGTGTGGAGCCGAGGGGAGTTGAACCCCTGTCCAAATACGTGACAATAATACCGTTCTTACATGCTTAGATCTATTTGATATAGGAATTTGCTGTAGCGTTTCCTATGTTTCAAGCTTGCGTATTTACTACAGTCCGAAGCTTCATCTTGATCAGTAAATTGGGGTACGCAGGTTCTGCTTACCATCCACCACTCTGTTTTGACATAACAGAGAAAACATTTGTAACTTTCTGTTTCCAGGTTGTTACCACCCAGTTGCCTAAGCTGCTAATGCATACTCAGAAGCAAAGATAGAAGCTAAGATAGCTTCACCTTCTGCAACACGCTCAGATTGACTCTTTACGGTTATTGTTTAGAACTTGTTTACCTGTTCCAAGGCTTACATGTGATACTACCTTCCTCATATCTGTCAAAACCAATACGGCCCCATTATAAAAAAGAAGTAGTGGAGATCTATTAAAAACTCCACCACTTCTAAATCATTGATTACTTTACAGTCAGACCTGGAATTCTTACTGTATGTATTATTCTGGTTTATCTGTTCAGGTTCTTATGTTTAACAGCTTCCAGACGTGCATTTCATCAACTGCTCCCAAGTATCCGGTTTTATCGTGGCTCTCTACAGTGCAATACTAAGAGGACAGTTCACGTGGCCGGTTTTATTGCCACTGACTTCAACTTGGTAATATTTTAAAAAAGATCTATCTCAAGGACTACTTTTGTACTATTACGTAATGCTACTAGGTATGACCATCTTTCGTTTGACGGAGCTCAATACACATGTCGTACTACTAAATGACGGAACTGTTTGACGAACGAGACAAGAACTAATGATAGGCACTTAGGATCAGATCTTTATTTTTAACCATTATAGCTGACCTAGCCCGCAGGGTCTTACGAGTCTTCTATAATCAGTTAATAAGTTTAATTGTTGTTGGTCATTACTCAATAACAACATACATCACAGCTATAATGAGGAGACGCTCAGTGTGATTACAATTATAAGTTAGCTGGGGCTCAGGAGTTATACATATAAATAGCGTACTAATACCTGCTTATCTGAGCCTGGCCCGCTGCTATTAAAGCTTTTATTTTAATATGTTTGTAAACGATGTTAATCCACTACCACGAGTTACTCTTACTATTATTCTTTTACTCTCAAGACTATTTAATATTCTTTTAATAGTTGATTGAGACACTCCACATTCATCTGCCATTTTAGCTATACCAACATATGTCTGATTAGTAATGGCATCTGAGTAAGTACAAAGATAAGAATAAACTGCCTTTTCTTGCAAAGAAACTTCAGGATCTCTCATGATATTGTTACTAACTTGTCCAAAGCCATTTTTTAATCTATAGTTGATAAGTTGTGACATGTGTGTGTTTTGTAAATGAAGGGAAGCAAATGTAATAAAAAAAGGAGGCATTGCTGCCCCCCTCTTTTACTTATTTACTAATCATCACCTTTCATTATATTTCCTAACATTCCATCTATATCAAAATCTGATTTAGTGCTTTTAACACCTCTCATCAAATTCATATATGTATTGAAGTTATACTTAGATTTTTTTATGTATGTTAAACGTGTCAGCATTCTTTCTTGATTAACAGCAAATGGTCCCTTTTCTTCATCAGGATAATCACTGTCTTCATCAGACTCAGCTCTATCAGCTTCACGCTTTAATTCCATAATAGCTTCTATAATTCTATGTTTTAATCTAGCTTCTCTATCTTCAGGATCTGTACTATTCTGCATTTTATAATCTGCTAAAATAGGTTTAGTAAGTCTCTGATACATAGTGAAACACAGTAAAGCATATTCATATTCTTCATGACCATCAGTCATTTCTAAACACTTTTCTAGATCACCTGTCACTGTAGACAATGATCTTGGAGCGTCATTTATGTCTTCAAACAAGTCCATAGCTTGTAATCCGTTACAAAAACATGAGAAGAATATTTTCTCTCTTACTATGTTTTTAACGTCATCACTTATGCTAAGAGCTCTATGAAAGATCTCTTCTTCGTGGTTAAATCCTCGTTGTTTAAATAACATACGGTTAACTTTTAGTTGTTTAAAATATGGACGTTGTTGTTCTCATCCAATACCACTCTTGAATTAGCTTTCTTATGAATCTGCACAGAAAAGTCTTGGAAAAACACAGTTCTAAAATTGTTTATAGACGCTGTATTGTCTACAGTTTTAGTTTGTGTCATTACAGGCTTAACAACTTTCTTAGCTGTTTTATGCTTTCTTTTAGGTAATACACCTGTTTTTCTTAAATAGTACATAGTTTGATATAACTTGCCTCTATTAGGAAAGCCATATTTACTTACTAATACTTCTGTTTTTACTCCTGCTTTGATGTCAGCAACAAATGCTGTTTGTACACCTTTGATTAATTTTTTACTCACGGTAAATTGTTTTTAAATTGTTATTAATTACTTATGCTTCACCACCCAATTCATAATGATCAATTTCGTCTTTTATATCATCAGAATATTTAATTTCATTAAAGAAAGCATCAATATCTTCTTTTAATGATTCATCAGCATGCTCTTCTAATGCTGTAATGATTTCACAAGCTGCATTTAGCAGCCTATTCAGTTGTTCAATTGTCATATAATTGCTATTTAGATAATTTATCAGCAATAAATTTGACAAACTCTTCTGGAGTTTTTGCGTCTTCAGACATATAGTCTTCTATCAAGATCATATCTTTAATACTCTCCACTGAGAATGCAGAACGATAGTTGACAGATATATGTGGTGTAGAGTGATAAGCTGATACACCTACATCATACATTTTTGTAGATAAATTCTCCTCTATTTCTTTTCTAAGAACTTGTTTTTTCTCGTCAAGCTCATCAATTTTCTTGATGGTTAGTATTAACTCTTTATAGAGTTTAGAAGACTCAACCTTTTTGGTAATGGTTTCAGTGCTTCCTTTGTGACGAACTACTAGTTCAGCTCGTACTTTCTCTGCCAATGCTTTGGCAATAGTTGGTGTCAATTTTTTTGACATGGTTTTTATATTTAATGAATGATTAATAAAAATAATCAGCTTAACGTACTGATTGTGTTGAAGTTCCCTACATCTGAACAGCTGTGCTGTCAGGTTCAGTCAATACTACTCAAAACGGTGCTGGCTTATGAAGCGTTAGCTAATGCAGTAGTCTCTTTGGTATGCCCCCATCACGGCAGCCATCTTACTAGTTCAGTTAAGAACGTCCAGTTTTCATCTGCAGCATCTCATAGTTGATCAGTCTTGCATCTATGGTTCGGGTAAGAGAGTACCCATACTAGCACATGCTAGTCTCACCGAGTTTAATAACATTAAGACATTTTATTAAAGAAATCAGTTACATCATCGGGATTAGCCAATAACAGTTCTAATTTACTTTTCTGCTTGTTAATGTTATTTAAGAATTTTTTATGATTATAAGAATCATGAGTGTTTGTTACATACTGTACATATGCATTAACTAACTTTCTAGCGTTTTTTCTATCAAACTTGTAGAATACACCTAATAGATCATTAGTATACTCCATCACCTTGACAGCTACCGCTTCGTTTTTAATTACCAGCTCACCTTTCTTAATTAAGTTCATACAATGAAATATATTAGGAGACTTATGCAGAATACCTGCAATTGCTACTAATTCTAAATCATATGTTTGACGATATTTAGCTAATTTTCTAAAATCTGAGCGTATGTATGCCCATGATTGTACATAGTCTTTTAATGTCCATGCTTTAGATGAATTGTTAAGACTGGCTAATATGTCTATTAGTTCTTCTTCCGAGTTTATGTCTATTTTTACATAAGGAACATGTTTGTTTAGTCTCATACAAGCATTAAACAAATGCTGTCCGTCTATAATATATTCTCCTTTAAACTCTTTTAAGTCTAGATTAGCTACAACAACAGGTCGTATAAGACCTATTTTCTCAATTGATGTAGCTACAGAGGTGACATGTGAGGGTACAATTGGTCTATTGACCATGTTTAAAATACCAAGACTCTTATTGGAGTCTTTACGTAAGATTTCTAAAGGCATTATTGTCTTTAGAATTGAAGCATCTGATTGCTTTTTCATAAATGATTGATTATGAATTAATTAATTATTGTTACCTAAAATAAAAATTGCAGGTTTTAAAGATTAGCCTGCAAACTGCTAGTTCAGTGAAGTAGAACCGGTCCAAGTCCTATTAAAAATTTCTTATAGAATGTAGATCAACATACTTAATGATGTTACCCATTCTAATTTGGACATTAGTTGATTGTCTATCAGACAATATGCCCACGTTATATCTTTTGAACCATTCTCCCATACCTGGCCTACTAATAGGAATTAATGTAGAAAATGATAGTTCAATTGGTTTAGAGAGCTTTTTAGGCTCTCTAATACCAAATAATACTTCTAATGCTTTTTTCATGTTAATGATTTAAAATGATTCAATCACATCAAGATGCTTTACAGCTTCTTCATATGTATTAGCCCATATTTTATAATCTTTGATAAGCCACATGCATTTACCTGTCACCATATCTATTTCAAGTGGTGGAGGTGGCATTGTGTTATGCTTATCATCATATCTTTGCTCATCTTGTTCTAATGTAGCTGTAAATTCTTGATTTACAGTTCTATCAGATACAGAAAAGCCAGCACTGTCATACTCTGGTTCTTCATCTGAATAAAGATTAGGAATCATTCCCCATTCTGATTCAGGATTGAGAGTGCACACCTGTACATCTACAAAACCACTGGTTGCCCATTTGTTTGTAGCAATTACGATGTTGTTCGTAGTTAAGAAGTCTAATACGCCTTCGTTCTCTGAATAGTCTTTGATAAAGACTTCATTGTCTAGTAATAAGACATCAGGAAGGTTAGTTGTAGCCGTACAATATGGCTCGTTGTCAGAATCATCTATAAGATTGATTCTAGTTCTACCGTTAGCGTATTTACCTAGTTCTACTCTAACGACAATTGATTTAGTGTCCCATGGAGCACTAATTGAGAAAGTTTTCATGTTTTATGAATTGATTGGTGATAAAATGAAAGGGTTTTAATAAATGGCACCCATTGACATATTTCAGTCTCCGGGTCACCATCTACATAATGTTTTTATGGAATAGATGGATTATGCACATAGTATAACAGTCCGCTAGCTGTGTTAGTAGGGATGGATTCCCATACTGTTATATCTATTGTGCACTTTAATAAATGACCAGAGCCCTGCAACACCCTACACTCCTATCTGATGTTACTATCAGTCACAATATGTGATCTTTTGGCGTGGGAATGGCTCATAGTCATTACTTAGTTTGGGGGAAACTAATGTTTAATTACAATTACAGAATATATTAATAGCTGATAGTAACAGCTATATAAGTACTTGATCTAAATAGTTTTAAGTATATAAGTTTAAGTTTAATGAACTTTCTAGACATTTTTAAGTACCATTCTGTGAATTGGTTGTAAGTCCTGAAGACTAAGTTTTTTTTGCGTATCATGGTGTAAAATGATTTAAATTTTGTTTTTCTTATTTTTAATTGCTACTGTTTCCATTACAGACTTGCTAATCATTTCTAGTCCTTCTAACTTTACAACGGTAGACAGTTTATTAACTGTTTTAAGGAGTTCAATAGGACTTATATCTAACATTTGTGCTAGTTCGTTAAGTTTACTTACTCTGTGTTGAAGTAATTCTAAGCCTAATTTGCCATTAATTTTTAATGATTCTCCAATGTATTGAGTTAAACTGCCGTCTTTTTGTATAAAAGCCTTTTGATTGCTTTGCATATCAATAACGGAAATACCGCTTTGAATGTTGTTTTTTGCTGTTTCAAGCATTAGGCATCTTAACTCATACTCATTGAGAATAAACCCTGCCACTTTAAATTTGGGTGCTTTTATTTTTGGAAGCATATCCCTAGTGATAACTTGTTTCATAAGTGTAATTATGATTAAATGATGATGTAATAGATTCAGGGAGCTCATGTATGACCCCTAGTCATAGTATAATAAACTAAACTATACTATGATTATAGCTCACTGGTGAGCTCCCTGAAAGTGTTTAAAATGATCTAGTCTTGCGTTTTTTGTCTTCTAAATCAGATTGAGTGATTAGAATAGCAAGAGAAATGAAGAAAATGGTAATTACTACTTGGGCTACCCAAGCTATAATACCGTACAATTCAAATTTAAAGGCCATACCTCTCGTTAATAGTCCTTCTAAGAAGATAAGTATCAACAGAGAGGCAGAGATGCTACAAACGTAGTTAATGATGTTTTTCATGTTTAATGATTTTTGGTGACCCCGTAGATATACTACGGACGCTCTGAGCCTAACACGGTTTATACTCCCTCAGAGGAGTTAATAAGAAAAAGTCCAATAAGCAACATAGCTTGATTTACTGCTTAAAGGTCTACACCAGGGGATAATCAAGGATAGTCCCTGTAGATGTGTAGTGTTTTTACTTTAGCTAAATGTAAACACTAAGCAAGTCTATCACCTGCTAGTTGTTTAAATTCTTCCATTGATATATCTTTAGTACGTGAATTCATATCAGCTGTACCAAATGAGTTTCTACAGGCCATCTCATAATACCAATTAGTTTCACTGTTGTGATAGTAAAAATGGTATACGTCTGTAACCCCGTCGTAATTAGAACCAAGTAAAATAATCATAATAATAGATTTTTAGGTGACCTCTATATATACAATACTAATCTATCTACGTTTGTACAATCAGGAACTCCAAGCTATATAACACAGTGTATGTGGTATATCATTTGCTTGTCTATCTGTCTTACTTAGATTAGAACTGTATTTATAGAACGCACTAGCCTTAACACCTGCTAGTTATAGCCATATTATCCGCTGCAAAATTGGAATATATGGCATAGAAAATACATTAAGAAATACGCACCTGTCTTTCTGTAACACACTAACTCTCTCACAATCAATTAGTTATGAGAGAAAAGTACTATGCAATCTATAAGATTGTCTACAAACTACTGCGTGTTAAACGTTACGTAACAGAAAAAAAGAGAGAAGACATATAGTCTTCTCTCATCTGGAAGGTTACTTCCAGAAACTGTTACGGCCTGTTGATGATTTATCAATCAACCCGTAAGCAGTGGTACCGTCAGGAAGTTTCTCTTCCGCCAAACCGGTGCCTGGAATGACCTGGAAGTTTCCAGCGTCATCAAGGGCTTTTACGGTTGCGTCAGCCGTAGAAGTCCAGAAGGTGATAACCTTCCCTTGGTCGGTTTTAACTTTAAAACCTACATTGCCATTAGCTGATGCTCTGCATTCAGCGTTGGCAAGGTTGAAAGTCAGTTTGTCTAACTGACCCAATGCTTGCTCTGTAAGCATTGCAATTGATAATTGTGCCATAATATAACGAGTTTACGAGTGATGACGGGGTAGCCCCGTCAATAATTATGGTGGGGTAGTCTGATTGGGTAGGCA